TGTCGATTGAAGAGCACGTTGTCACCGTCAATCATGTGGCGGTGCACGATGTCGCCCTCGTGGAGATCAATCATCTCAGGATTCATGTACTTTAGCGACATCATGCGCTTTTCATCCTTGATGTAGACTGACTTGGCACCCGGATACTTTGTGCCATTCTTGACATACGACATCAGACGATCGCGGTTGTGGACCGTGACAATCTCGGGCTTGGTCAGGTTGCGTGCAATCTCCTCTGGAACACCGAGCTCGTCGACATCGATATTTGCATCTGGCGTAATGACAGAACGCGCAGAGAAGTCGACACGCTTGCCCATGAGATTACCGCGGACACGCCCCGTCTTGGCGCCGAGACGCGACTTGAGCGTCTTCAGTGGGCGACCGCTCCGCTGAGCAGCCGGGGGCATGCCCTTGATGTCGTTGTCGACGTAGGTGGCAACGTCGTACTCCAAGAGTGCCATGTTCTTCTCAATGTAATCGCGAGGCTGGTTCTTGTCGATCATTTCGCGGAGCTTCTGATTGCTACGCACAATGTTGATGAGGACGTGGGAGAGATCATCGTCCATGCGCTGATTGTCATCCATCATGACGGGTGGACGCACCGTCAGCGGAGGCACTGCGAGAACAGTGCACACCATCCACGCGGGATGTGAGAACTTGGGATCGAATCCGAGCATGCGGACGGTGTTGTCCGTCATGCGCTGGAAGCAACGCAGAACCATCTCGGGTTGGATGGGAACAATGTCCTTCTCCTCTCCCAGTCCCGTGGCCACCGGACCTGCAAGCTTGCCCTGTAGCGTGCACACTGTGCCCTGGATCTTCTCGACCTTCTTGATCATCTGTGTGGCACACACCGCACAGACGGGATTGTCCTTCTTGGACAGCTTGGAGACATACTCCACAGACCGCTGACGAATATCAGCCAGGCGCTCCATGCCCTTCAGCTCCGAATTCAGATACACATTCTCGTCATATCCAGCGATTCCGGCAATGTAGAGTGTAGAGCAGTTGATGCAGATGCAGTTGAGCGTCTTGATTGTGTAATCCAGGAACTGATAGAGGTAAACTGGGCGTGCGAGGGTGATGTGCCCGAAATGGCCCTGGCATTGTAGATTCGTGTGCTTACAGGTGGGGCATACCTTACCGCTCTCGATCACGCCCAGGCGCGCATCAAACACGCCACCCGGAACAGGATTGTTTCCCTGGTGCGTCTTGTCAGTAATCACTTCGACCACCGACCGTCGGAGAATCTCTTCGGGAGAGGTGATGCCAAACTGAACGCCAACGATGGACATTGTATTCTTATAAGACTATCCTGTAATATCTTTTTACGATCCGTTCTACACGAATATTTCTGGTTCCATAAATAATGAAAGGCGGTTTCTTGATCTCTCCGAAGGGAAGAGAACTACTCCTGAAGGAAAACAAACTATCTCCGCCCTTCGCCACGGACCCGGAAACTCTTGGCAATATCTCCTCAACTATGATGGACTACATTCTCAAAAATTCCAAAATCACAATCCTTTCGGCCGGAAGTCTGTACGGATACATCTATATGGCGGTTTTGAAGTCGGACGTCAAGTCTCCGCTGAATGTGCATTCGCTGACCAAGTGCGCGTGCGCAAACCCCAACGATCTGTCATGCGACCCCAACTCTGATGCGTGTATGGAGGAGGCCAACGTATTTGCATTCAAGTTGACGTTCTTGTCGGTTCAAGATGAAGTCTCCTTCTCAGACAGTGTAAACCGTAAGCGAACTAACTTAACATCCGATTTCCTCAGCGAATGCCGGATGCAGTATTCGCTCTACAACCAACACCTCCTTGCGGGGGAGGCACTCATACCGCCAACATTGTCGCCCAAGCCAGCAATTATACCACTCGCGAGTGCCGAGGCGGATAAGTACATCAAAACGATTGAACCAAAGAACGGACTTCTCTTCCTAGCGAAGAAGAATTCACAGGCATCCGGTGCCAAGTACCTGGGTGTGATGTTTATGAAATTTGCGACTAGGTACCAGACATTGGGATCCTATATAAAGAGTGATACACACACCCCCGCAGAGAAAACGCACTTTAATAATGTTGGCCGATTTGCGCTGGTCTACTTGGCAATGAAGTATGGCATCGTGCACCAGGACGCACATCAGGAGAATATTCTGATCAGTAAGGAGGAAGGGTTTTTTGTAGATTCAGCGGGTAAACCGGTTGCAGGCAAGGCTCTCATCATAGATCTAGGCCGTGTACGGAAGATCTCACCAGAACTTATGACAATGACGTTTAGCTGGGAAAATGCAAGTCGCGTCCTCGGATTCCTCCAAGACAGTAGCAGTGGAGAAGATAATACAATTTGGTGGTCATATCGTTGGCTGACGTACTATGACGTAGAATACCGCAAGCGTGACATCAAGGCGAAAATCAAGGAGGATCTCAAAAAAGTCAATATTAACAACCGATTGGGAATGGGTGCAGACATGGTAGACGCACTTGCTGACCGGCGCGTAAAGGAACATCTGGAAAAGTACGTTCCGAAACCGAACAACACAGAGCTAGAAATTAACAATGCAATCAAAATCCTATACTACCAATTTAGACTGCGACTGAAAGCAATTACACCTCGGTTCGCAGAGCACGGACTCAAAGGGGATCCTGTTGACATGTCTGTAACAGAGTACGAAACTGAACTTCATGGCCTGCACCCCACAGAGGTGGTGGCAGTGAAACCACCTGCGTTCGGGCCATCGTTCGCACTCGCAGCATCAAATGTCCTGAATGCTCTCCGGAAAATAGCAGTACCTAAAGAGGAGAAATCGGTGGACGCAGAGTCACTTCTCCTACCCCCTCTTGACGCCGAAGCAAGGGGCGTTCCTCCCAAGTTACAGCGGGCAGTAGCTACGCGAAATATTTCTCTTTCACTCTAGATTATCGACGAGGAATGCGGGCATCCCACGCAAGCTTGAGGAGTTCTGAATCTACGTCTACATCGGGGATACGCAGTTCGTCCTCCAGATACCGGAGCATCAATGGATACTCCTTGCCCTCTTGTGCAAGAAAGACATCCAATTCCTTGACCTTATGTGTATCCATCCATTTGAGCATCAGACAGACCATTCGGTCATACTCAAGTGGATTCCCGGGAGGGCGATTGACACGTGTATATGCATATAGCAGTTCCATTGTGTAGTCTAAAGAGGAATATCCGACGCAAGTTTCAGCAGTGTCGGGTCCACTTCATTCACTGGAACTTTCATCCTGCTTGTCATGTAGGCAAGGAGATCAGCATGTGCCGGGGTGGAGGGTATAATCATGGCCGCCTTGACATTGGCAGGGAATGCCTTCTTTGAGTCCAGATAGTTGAGTATCACGCGGATATCGCGCATATCAGATCCGCGGGCACGTGTAGCCTTTACATGAGCAACGAAAGCGTCCATTTATCTCTGTACCGTATTATTTTCAGAGGGTAGGAGAGATACCTTCAGTTCCTCCGTATACACGGATGTATGCTCAATGCCTCCGCATATATCTGGAACATCAAACCCGGGGATAATGGAAAATTTGCGATTACACAGCTCTCGAATATCTTTTGGAATCATGTAGTTTGTTTCGGATACGTGGGAAACATCCTGCTTAATATATTTCAAGAACGTTCCACAATCCTTGCGCCCAGCGGGGGGGACAGCCAACTGCTCCTCTAATTTTCGGGTTATCGTGCTCCACTGAACGCTGGCCTGCTTGAAATTATTCGCCATCGTGATCCAGTCAAACTTGTCTTGAAGCGTGTTGATGATACTGATTCCGATGGAAATACATCCAAAAATAAGGGGGGGATTTGTTGTTCCAGGAGCCAGACTTCCGACAATCAAATTTCCAATACCGCTCAAGGCAATGATTGAATTTGTGGTGATAGATAGCGCAGTGGCACGAACACTATACCGAGAATACGCCTCATTGTTCATCCATTCAAACGCCTTTGATTCATCGCACCACCCCGCCAACATCGTATCAATAGACGATGTCCATTGGAGACCAGAAGACACATCTGAATTCTCGTCTTTGGGTTCTGACATTATACCATTGGAAGAAAAGGGTTTAAATGAACTATACTAAGACGAGTGTAGGTGACACATCTATAGTTCAATGGTAGAATGCGACACTTCCACGCATCGCGAAGACGCGAAGCGACGCAATGTTGTGATCCGGGTTCGATTCCCGGTGGATGTATTTTTTGAGACGGGAAATCCAGTCTGAAAAAAACGGATACCCGCGCGTGTACATAACCGAAATACATACAAGTACAATAAATGGTTTGTGGACATTGCAAGCAGACGGGACACAAGAACACAAAGAAGACTCCTTGTTCTCTGGATCCTCCGATTCCAGTGGATCTGGTAACCCCAAACGTCGTGCGCGAACTCTATAAGGCGTTTGTTGCGGATGAGGTTTCCATGTCTGAAATCGAGACTGCGAATCCGGGAATCCATGTTCGTCGCCATGGAATGCGGGCAGAGTTGTCAGAGAACATTGTGAAGTTTGTAATTCACAGCCGTGGCGACTCAACGTGCACGTGGGGCGGTGTTAATGGAGACCTTCGTTCGGCAGTGGAAAACATCCAAGAGGTCAAGTCAATTACGTCAATTAATTCTCCAACCTCGTTTGGTCCTACACAGCCGTGGAATGTTATTTACTTCTTGGACGCCTCAAATTGGCGAAACGACATGCTGATTGTCTATCGCATCCCCCTTCCAAACACGCACACGTTCTGGAAGACTCTGCCCATGAACAAAAAGGAGACCAAGGGCGAGCAAAGTGATGATAAGCGCCGACCCCGCACGGTTTGGAACACGAATATCAAGCCTCTTCTCGAGAAGGAGTTTGAAGAGATGATTCATCCGCCCTTCTACTCCGGGACGTTTGAAGGCATCTTTAGTAGCGGAACCAGCCTCTCCGCAATCAATCCGACTACGGGCAATGAGACGGCGTTGCCCGCCAATTTGTAGAGATGACTGTCCGCGAGTGATGGAAGCCTATACGACCCAGGAAAGCCCTGAAAGTTGAAACATTCGCGCGGTGTCAGCTTTCGAATCCCTTTTTCATCTCGTACCAGAGGGACGTTGTGACCACCAGATCCCATATTCGCAGTTAGAGTTGGACATTCACCGCTCATATTTTCGCGCACATACACTCGGCGGTACTGATAGATGGCATCGTGCTTCACGACACTCTCACGTACCAGTCCCCACGTTGAAGAGTCTGGACCGTAGTAGTACTTGTCGGCGACGACACTCTCCAAAATCTCTGCAATCGGGCGCTTCTGGATATTTGGAAAGTCTAGTTCGAACGTCTCAAATGCCTCTGGCGATTTAAGTCCAACGATGTAGATGCGCTCACGGTGTTGGGGTACGCCCGTGATCTTGGCAGTATTTAGAACCGCGAAACATAGGCTATAACCACGCTTGGAGAGCTCGGACTGGATAACATTGAATGTCTGGCGATCATCGTGTGTTGTAAGGTTCTTCACATTTTCAAGAATGACGCACTGTGGGGCATGGTGGTCAAGAATCTCCAGGATTTTCCAGAACACGTTCGAGCGCTTGTCATCAAACCCTTCCCGCCGACCCGCAATGCTGAAGGGCTGGCATGGGAATCCGCCCGTAAGAATATCGTGAGGCGGAATCTGATCGACCGGAATGTCATTGAGATCACCAAGAGTCAGCGGATGATCTGGAAAGTTGAGATCATAGATCTTTTTCGAGGAGGCCACCATATCGTTCGCAAACACGCACTTGACTCGACCGGTCGACTCCAATGCATGTGTGAAGGCTCCCGTTCCAGCAAAGAGATCGACGTGCTTTAGCATCCTATGTGTATGCAGAAACACTATTTTGCATGGGTATCCGTTTTCTTCAAAAACGGACAGAGTAAATCTAAAGTCGTAATAAGTAAAGTAATCAATACTATGCCCCACTTGTACGTTCTGAAGTTAGAAAATGGTCACTTCTATATCGGTCGTACCGACGACATTCCCAAGGAATGGATGAAGCACATTATGGGCCAAGCATCTCGGTGGACGCAGACTATGAAACCTGTACGGATCGAGAGCACTGTCATTAATGTTACACCGTATGGCGAGTTGGCATGTCTCAATAACTATTACAAACTTTATGGAGCGGAGTATGTGCACACAGATGAGCTTCTTTGCTACCGCTGTGGGCATGGTGGTCATTATTCAAAGACGTGCCAGTCCAGCTGGCACAAGAACGGGTTTAATATAGACGAGGCAGATGGAGCGATCGCGCGATAGCCTTGGTTTTGACAACGTAGTCTAGGAGATACGTGTTCACAATCGTCACCGTGAACAAAAATATGCCTGCTGAAAACACAACTCGCCGATCAAAGTCGGTAAAGTGGATCTTACGCAGGGGGTTGAATCGCCAACACAGGAACAGCGACATGAAAACCTTCACTCCAAAATCAACATTTTTCAAATAAGCAGGTTCCGCCTCAACCACTCCGAATATCACTGCAATGTAGACCACGTGTAAAAAGAGGACGGCGCCGTCAAATACGTAGTGAAACATCGTCGCGCGTTATAGTTTACGGAGAGTAAATCTAACTATATGATGATCGCGTAGTCTAGTTTGGTTAGGACATGGGACTTTGAATCCCAGAACATCGGTTCAATTCCGATCGTGATTGCCAATGGTCTCTTCGTATAGCTGGTTAGTACGTGAGATTCTGATTCTCACAACCCCGGTTCGACTCCGGGAGAGACCTTGTCTCGGGATAACTCAGATGGTAGAGTGGCGGATTGTAGCTGGTAGAAAGCTCAATAATACTCCGCATGTCGCTGGTTCGATTCCGGCTCCTGAGAAACGATTCCGTAGCTCAGCGGTAGAGCGTGTGGCTGTTAACCGCAATGTCGTTGGTTCGATCCCAACCTGAATCGTATTTGTTCTAAATCTTCAAATGAAGATTAAGTACGAAATTAATGAGTCGTAGCCGCTATGGCAGCCGCGATATCGCCTGGAGTTGGTGCGGTATTCCCAGACGCGGCTAGATGGGCAAGGACTACAGCGACAACGTTGGCAGTATTCTGGGGAGGTGCGGGTGTGTGCACAACGGGTGCAGAAGCGTGTGTGGGTGCGGGTGTGTGCACAACGGGTGCAGAAGCGTGTGTGGGTGCGGGTGTGTGCACAACGGGTGCAGAGGCGTGTGTGGGTGCGGGTGTGTGCACAACGGGTGCAGAGGCGTGTGTGGGTGCGGGTGTGTGCACAACGGGTGCAGAGGCGTGTGTGGGTGCGGGTGCGACGGGCCCCGTCGGACCAGTCTTCTTAACCACATCGAGCTGTTTCCCGTTCGGCCGAACAACTGCGCGCTGGGGTGTGTGGGGTGCAGTATTGTCCCCGAATCCAAATGAAGGAAGACGGGCTGGCTTGGGCTTCTGAATAGGAGCTAGGCGCCCGTTTATATACGCATGTGTGGCAGATGGTGGCATTGACATTTACTATAATCTATACTTATTTTTTCGGTTTAAACACTACCACACCATATCATATGTGTACAGGCATCTGTATTTCAGTAGGTAGAATCCCTCTCTTATACGCTCGTCCGTATGCTTAGGAAGGAGGAGGTCGGCAGTTCGATCCTGCCCAGGTGCACAGTATTTGCCCCTTTAGCATAGTTGGCTATTGCGTGTCATTTGTAATGACAAGGTCACCTGTTCGACTCAGGTAGGGGGCACAACGAACTCATTTTAGGTCGTCTAGCCAGACGTCTTAAAATTTGTTCGGAAAGAACAATGACAAAAAAGGGAGGACTGCATCTCAAAACAATCAAGCATTCGCACCGTCCAGATAAGAAGTGGGATGCCGTATTTGTCGATACAAAGACTGGTAAACAGATCATTCAGCCATTTGGTCAGAAGGGGTATTCCGATTTCACCAAACACAAGAACCCAACCCGTAAAAATAGGTACATTGCCCGCCATGCACACATGCACGAGGACTGGAGCGACCCGACACGCGCAGGGACACTATCGCGATTCATACTCTGGAACAAGCCGACTCTACGAGCTTCGATCCGAAGTTTCAAGAAGCGCTTTCATGTGTGAGCGAACAAATTCGTCCCATGTCAGCGTATAGTCAGAGTCCTTATAGGTCTGCATCGTGTTATTGAACATGCGTACGTAGACAAAGAAAATAGCACCGATCACGGCGGCTGCGGGGGCGAGATCCATCTTACTACATGAACCGACTGAATTTACGCTGAAAATACCACGTGGCTCCTCCGAATAAAAACTTATCGATCTTGTACTTCATTGTCCCCGCCACTGCGCCCGTAAACAAGGACCCCTTAGCGCGAACGGCTTTTTTGAATTCTCGAAGTGACGACACGCGCGTCTTCGTGATGTGAGAAATTAGCTGATCAATTTTCATGTCCTCGCGGATAGTGTCCCTTGCCACCTTGACTCGGCGATCGAACTCTTTCGTCTTTCCCATGAGTTCTGCATAGAATGCCTTATAGTCTGCCAAATGTTCGCGAACTACTGGTTCTCGTTTCACCTCTTCTAAGACCTGCAAACACCTCCCTTCGAACTCCATGCGCAGTCTCCACGATTCTTCGGGTCCATCGTTCTGCTGTTGAAGAACGTTACATAGGGGACAGTGAGATCGATGTTGGAGAGAACGAACCAGACAGATCGTGTGGTATGCGTGTCCACACTGGAGTCGAGTGGCATCTCCCTCTATCGAGACATCGCCAGTCGCATTTCTCTGGAATACCGGAATTACCAATGGATCGTAGCACAATATACACTCTTCGGTAGCCATTACATTGAATGGTATACGTCATCTAAGTCTTTTTACTTCTTACGGGGAATACGACGAGTTAGAAGCTCACGCTGTGTCCCTGCCGTTGACATCTCCTCGCCTTCGGGAATACCCTCGATGGCGCGAAGAGCATCTGCCACCTTCTCGGGCTGATCTGAAAAATGAAGGAGGATCTGCGTGTGCACCACATTACGACGAAGAGCGGGCTTGGATGTGCGGACAGACCGGGAAATTGAACCGGCGCCATTTCCCTCCAGCTTGAAATCGTCGACAGAATTCTCGCGCATGAAGTTCAGCACTGCCGTACCCAGCTTCTGCTTCTCTTCGTTAATTTGACGAATGCGATCCTTTAGGGTACGCGCCTCATCATCAAGAGCAATCCACGATTTCAGAGTATCGGCTACGGGAACGTCGGTCATTCGTGTTTCTTACTTGTATGCGCGCCCTACTTTTAAACCTCTCCGAGTATTGCGTCGCGTGCGTCGAGCAGTGTTCTTACGCTTACGCCCACCCGTCCTCCGTGCTTGCATAGGAGCAAATGATTTCTTAGTCTCCGGGAGGGGGAGCGGGGGTGCCGGGACAGGAGTAGGAGCCGGGACAGGAGCAGGAGCAGGGGTAGGAGCATTGGGAAAGCCAACGGGCATACTGGGAAAGCCAGCAGGTAATTTTGGAAGACTAGATAGATTTGCAGGGAGCTTCGACTTCAAGTCTGCGAGATTGGTAAGATCTGCAGGGATCTTGGACTTTATATCGTTCACCGTGCTCATTACACTGCCGTATGCATGCATGACTGACTCCATGATCTTTTCGGCACGGTTCGCAAATTTAGTAACAACCTCATCTACAGACTTTACAGACTTCATCGCGGAAGCTCCTATGACGGGGATCATTCCGGCAGTGGCCTCGAGTGCTCCCGAGAAATCCTTGCGAGACAGGGCGATGACGGCGCCGATCCAAAGAAACCACAGTGAAAAGAGCCAACCGACAATAATACCTACCTCACCAGCCTCGGGGATAGGTAGGAGCCCGACGATGGCCGGAGTCGTTGCTTGCACCGTGATTGCAAGTATAGGCAGGGTGGCAGCGGTGACATCGAGTGCAGCGCCAATGAGGTCGCCAAACATCGGCGAGTTCTCAAGCGTATTCAGAATGAAGACAAACGGCAAGACTACGCGCAATCCGGCCTGGATCATTTGGGCAGCCTTTTGCGCAGCTTCGACTGCACGAGGGTCAATGTTTACATTTCCAGGCTTCTTGATTCCTGCTGCCATGTCCAGAAGCGACTGTGCCGCCTCGTTGATAATATCCGTATGCGGTGCCTCCTGACCACCCGACTGGCGCATGCGCCGAAAAATGGTCTCAGACTGCTTCATAGTGAGGAGGGGCTTACCCGCATTGAAAAAAGAATCGCGAATCTGTTTCGGAGACTTAAATTTTCCATTGTAGAGAACGTGATAGGCATCGAGCATGGCATCTACATTCGCAGCATCGACTGCTCCGATACGCCGTCGAACGACCTTCCCAAATATTGTATCTGGATGTTTTGCCTTGAGCTCCCAATGAACCATTATACTACCCCTAGAATTTCCACCGCCGGTCACACTCCAAACAAGTCACGAAGGTTGTCATGGGCTCGTCTGCGCTACGCGTCTGCAACTGGTAGTAGTCGCACTTTGACTTGCGCTTGCACCCTGAGCAGTAGAAGTAGATGGATGCGCTTCCCGAGTGCGTGTACAGATGCTTGTCCTTTTCAATCTGTGCCTCTACGCGCGCCTTCCATCGCTTCGGGTTCAGATCGATGACCGAAAGTTCCGCAAAGTGTTCAGGTGTCGTTTCCTCTGACAGCAAGCGAGGAATCCACTCCTGCTTGGCATTCTCGTAGAATTGAATACATCGGCCCCGATAATGGTTCCAGAACCCAGCATTGTTCCACGAAACCTCGATATCCTGTCGAGAGCATTCACGAATACTGCGCTGAAGAAGAGCCTTCTCTAGACGATCGGCAATCTCGGGAGTCAGACCAATTTCGATATAGCGACGAATCACGAGTTCACGAAGAGGACAGGGTGTATTGACATCGTGGACGACAGCCTGTTTGGCCTTGACAACGCGTTGCTTTATAGGAACGATGTCATCGTCGGGCTCTGCTTCCTCCTCTTCAGCGCCAACTTCAATGTCTTCCGGATCATCTGCATCATCGGCGATACCTTCGATTTCATCATCCTCTTCCTCCGACGATTCACCCTCAAATGTCCAGTTTGCATAGGCAGTCTCATACTCTGAAGGTTTCAGGTTGGTGTAGGATGTTGCACTCTTCTCGTAATTATCCGTGTTGGATGCATGCGTTGCCATCACGAAAATTGCGCCAACGAATATCTCTTCCTGGAAGTTTCCACCAAGCACGTGCTGGTTGATATTGTCCTCTTCACCCGTCCCCGATTCTGCGAAGATTGTTATCCATGTTTCCTTATCCTGGATCTTACCCTGGAATTGGATATTCGGTTGCTTCGTCTTTGTGCGGATCCACTCGAGGACGTCCAGTGTCTTATTCGGAACATTCTGTTCTGTAAGAGACCCCGTGGGCTGAATAAGTGTTGCGTGCACCATTGTTGTTGTTCTTGCTATCTATGTGCTTGAGCTAATCGTAATCGGTTTTATATAAAACGGATCGATTGTTTGTCAATAAGGAAAAATGCAAGACCGACTACGTATAATCAAAACAACAACAATGAGCAACTGGCGCGACCGACTCCAAAAGCAGAAGGATGCAGATAAGATCAAGTCAGACGAGGAGCGTATCAAGCAATTCCAGGTGAACGACATCAGCTTCCCCAGCCTCGCAACGAGCAATTGCTGGGCAACATCCGCAAATCTACAACCCGCTGTCGAAGAGGAGGATGCACATGCACCCAAGCCGACATTCGCAACACTCGCCAAGACGTGGAATGAAAAGCTAGAAAATGATCGTCTGCGTGCAGAGGCGCGCGTGGCAGAGGATGCGTCCTCACAGCGAAATCAGTCAGAGTTCCGTTCGTCCCTCTTCTATCGCAATACGTTTGGTTATTCAAAGTCCCATGCCGAGGACACGTATTATGAGGAGGAGGATGAGGGTGGGGCCTACGATGAGCCAACCGCGGATACTTCAGATGGCTGGCGGACGACGGAAAAGAAGATCCGTCAGCGACGTACGATCGTTGAGCGCCCAGTGTTTGATCCTCCACCGGTTGAGGAGTCCAGTGTCTGGGACCACGCCGGAGACGATCACTATTGAGGGAATATTAGAGCATGGATAAATCCTGGGACAAAATAGAGTATAACGAAAAGACCGTTTGAAACGTCCTTACCCATTTGTAGGAAGAAGAGAACCGCTGTTAATCCTATAATTGTGAACACAACCATCACTGCCCAAAAACCTCCAATCGCAACATACCAAGAATACAAGATAAACCAGGTGTTCACGACCATAAGATCTCGATCGCGCTTATTGAGTTCATTGAGGGTTTCGCTAACGGGTGCCTTTTTCACTGCAGATTTCTTGTCGTCCTCTTCCCCCGCCTTTGGAACGCGCTTGCATCGCATGTAGATCTTACCGTCCTTCTTTCCGATCGCCGTCCCCGCCGCCTGCTCACCGTCATTGTAAAAGACCTCGCGATCCCCAATCTCACTCAGTGGCCGACGCTTGGGCGACAGGCGCGAAGCGAGGCGTGCATAATCAGAAGGATCCATCGTCACGCTGTTGGAAAACACAATCCAGGTCACATCAGGCTGGCAATTTGGGACAACATCCGTTCCTTCATATACAAAGTACGACTGTGTCTCGGGCAGGACGTTGGCAAGTGCCCATGTATCTCCAAGGGTAATACGCGAACCGTGACTGTCAACGTAGGGAACAAAGGCGTTGAAAAATTGGGTGGAGGATGTATCTCCGGGGGCACTACGAACAAGTACCGACATACAGATCGTGTATCCCTTCGGATTCGTAAAGTATGCAACAAGCTCTGCCTCTCCAAAGACATTCTCAATCGAGTGCTGTGAAGAGCTAAATAGAACTATTTTTTGACACGTGTAGCCTTCACCGTTGAATTTAGCAGTGGGTGTTCCCGAAGAAAATCCCGAGAGCACAAGTCCTCCAGATTGTTTCGGGTCGTTGTCAATAATCGCATGCTGGATAGCCACATCATCAATCTTCCACTCGCACAAACGATCACACGGCAGTGAAAAAGAGCGTGATAGATTGACAGGTGACTGGTGTGGTGCTCCGCATGCCTTATGTAATTCCGGCCATTGACTGGCGTTATCAAACACGCTCATTATTACACAGGCATACTTATAAATTCAGAGATACTCTCCTCTGGATCTCCCGTCCACTTCAAGCTCCTGCTGAACTTGTCTGCTTGCCGTTCTTGGATATCGGTGTCGATCGTGTCGCGGAAATAAAGGGATGTGACCTTGACATTATGTTTCGTTGTAGCCCGATACGCGCGATACACAGCCTGGAGCTCCGTGAAAGGATTCCAATCCGGGCTCGTGTTGATCACGTGGTGCACCCACGGAAGCGAGAGACCTACTCCACCTGCCCGAATCTGCAGGAGCAGGACGTTCGGACCGTCGACGTATCCTAGGATGTGATCAATGAGTACATCGGGCATGAATGTTGCCTTGTCGAGCAAGGCCGCGATTTCTAAAGGCGTAGCACCAGTATGTCCTAGCGTCTCCAGCGCCGCCCGGTCCTTGGTCTTGGTCTTGCCATTCAATACGTTGCACTTTACGTTTGCCTTCGCCAGCATCTCCTGCAGGAGCGTCATCTCTGTCTGGAAGTGGGTGACAATCATCGTTGACCGTCCACTCGCCCGATCCTCATTGACCAGCTTCAGAATGTGCTTGAACTTGGTCACTTTTAGCGGGTCCCACTGCTCTACGTCCATGACCTCCGGCATCTGTGCACGCCACACACGCTCGACATCCAAGACAATCTGCGGGTGGATGGCCGCCTGCCTCTTGCGCAACGAAAGCGTTGCCATCATGGCGCCTCGGACATGTACGGGCAAGCGACCCGCATTCGCTACAATCCAGTCATTTTCGTCGTCGATGCGCCCAGCCACGTAATCGTACAGGCGCTTTTCCTCCACCGTTTCAAAGTCATAGACGTACTTGGTCATCTCCAACTTGGGTCCGTCGGGCATGACGTCTGCCCGCGTCTTGCGAATCATGTACTTGCAGAAGTCGTCGACAGGCATCCCCGGCTTCAGGAACTCTGTATACGCGCGAATATCCTTGGAGCCGTTGTTGAATGGCGTCGCCGTGATGCCCCAGCGCAGGCCTGCGGGAATCCGCTCGACACACCAGAACAACTGCTTCATGCTCCGAAGCATGTGAATCTCGTCGACGACGATTCGACTCACAGTCCACGGCACAATCTTCTTCAAAACGGAATGATGCGTCCCCACCATAACTGTGTCCCGTGAGGGAACAAACTGCATGTCGAAGGGAACGACATCAAACGCAAACTGCGACTGGCAGCGGAGCTCGGCAAGCCAGCTCTCGGTGGTAGATTTAGTAGTGAGGACGAGGGTGAATGGGACGCGCCGGCTCTTAATCAGCCTACACACCATGCGGGTCTTACCAAGACCCATTTCGTGGCACAGGAAGCCTCCGGGAATATCTGCGTCCAGTTCTCGTGATTTCATCCAGTTAACGGCGTCATCTTGATACTTGTACATTGCGAAGAAGTCGTGAGTCGTTATTCTAGTGCCGGGGAAACGCATCCATTTTATACCAACGACGAATCCGTTTTTGTTATTTCTTCTATTTTGATAATGACAGACACGGCGACAGGCCTCGCCGCAGCATCGCTCACGTTCAGTATACTCTCCTTTCTCGTGCTCGTAGTGGGCATTGTCTCGTGGTCGTTTGGCGACTGGACGAAACTTACGCAGAGCCTTGGGGGCGTAGGTGGAACATCGTCGTCTCTCGGTTCCATAAAGACACTTGCCGTCCTAATGGGTGCGCTGTCTCCAGACATCGCCCTGCTGATAGGGTTTCTCTCTGATATTATGAACTTCAAGTTCCGCTTCTCGGTAACCAGTATTGTGGGCATTATCGCCGCGCTACTGAGCTCGGGTTTCACGTACGTCCGCCGGTTCTTCAGCAAGACGGACACGAGCAGTGCACAGGCTGTTGCAGAAGCTGTCGCACAGGCTGTTCCGGTCGCGATTGCTGCGCCCATCTCTGCCAAGGGCGCATTCAATATTGGCGTAGGTGTAGGTGGAAAGCGTATGGCCGGTGGCGTGCTCCCGCAGTATATCCAGGATAATTACAACCCCTGCTCAATTCGTGGCATGGGGTTCGCAGATGTTCCGGGATCGCACATGGGCATTGCCGCGCTCGCCGCCATTTTTGCCATATACATCATGGATATGTCATTGGGTGCAAAGCGCACCACCCCCGAGATCGGTGGATACATTGCATTTGCGGTCATCATATTTGGACTGAATGTATACGGCTCAAGTGAACTGAAGTGTGTTAACGAGGCAAACGGTGGGTGGATGGCGTATGCCATTGCACTCGCGGTAGGTCTGGGTGTCGGAGCAAGTGCGTACATGGTCATGAAGACACACTATGCCGATTTTCTACCTCTAGATCCTGATCATGTGGATGGCCGGGGGGCGTCTAACAAGCCCCGTTGCAACAAACCGAATGACAATGATCAGTTTGTCTGCGCAGCTTACAAGGACGGTAAGCCGATTACTAGCCCTGCCGTAGTTTCTTGATCAGTGCGTAATATCCCATCATAGAAGTGCCCGAGTGACGACCCACCTCCTTGTTCATGTCGTTCACTGCGACCATCGTCGGAACGTGCGTAACCTTAAAAATGTTCCCGTAATTCTCCTTGTCATTTGTCGTATCGACGAACGACCAGGTGAGATTGGGGTAGTCCTCTTGGAGCTCGTTGATCACGGGCTTGACGTTCTTGCACGGTGCGCACGTCGGCGAGGTGAAGAAGAATACGCGTCCCATTACTCCTCTGAGCGGACAATAGTTAAATGACTTTTCTCAATGAGACGATATGCAACCTTTGCGTGAATCTTCGTCTTCTCGAGGTCATATGCCTTGGCATTCAGTGTCTTTTTGAATGCCGAGATGAGTGCTGACTTTAGAAAGTCTGTCTTGATAGCGCTCAAGTTTCCACGCAGGGCATCGAACAGGGCATCATCCGTAATGGGTGGTCCCATCAGGGCAAGTGGGATACCCTCCACCGCATCCGCGGAAGTATCGTCGGGCCGAATTTGCTTGATCTGTAGGTCGGAATACGCGATATCTTTCTGATCATCTACCGCCTTGCGAGCCAGCTGATCTGCCACATCATTCCACTTGCTATCCTCGTCGGGCGCACCCGTATGCGAACGAATGTGTACGAACTGATGCCCGCCAAACGTCTCGAGCTCCTTGAGAATCTTCTCAATGAGTTCACGATGGACCACCGGCTTACCATCCGCCGTCATCCAATTGCGCTTGCGCCATCCAACCACCCACTTGGTCAGACAGTTGATGGAATACTCCGAATCCGTCCCGATGCGCAGGACGATTGCAGAGACGTCTGTAAACCCGCGGAGACGCACAAGGCCTTGATAAATCGCTGTCATCTCTGCCGTCTGGTTCGTTTGGGATCCGTCGGGTAGAATGCGTCCAAACGATTGCTCGAGATGCGCAGGGAACACTGCCGAATACCCCCCCTTGCTGTTCTTACGACCATTGTTAACAGAGGAGCCATCCGTGTACATGCGCATCATCATCTTATGCCTTTTTCTTATTAAACACGGTTAGAAGATCCCTGTCCATTTTTATCTCTTTCCAAGTGTCTATGATTTGATGTGTATCGCCTTCGTGAATCGGAGTAATTTCCGAAGGGATTCCGCAGATCGTCTTCAGTATGCACCGACTCTGAATAGCCATCTGAATATTATTGATATACTCTGCGTGAAACCACACGCGCGTACGAAAGCTTTTCGTTTCCAGCCACCTACGAAGAGACTGTTGGCATGCCAAACTCAGAAAATGTGCATGCCACACCATCAAGAGTTTAATGCGTTTCGACGATTTCGACGTTACCCAAATCTCAAACAGACGTCCAAACTCTTCCACAGAGCACACTTGCGCGGCGTCGATCTCGAAGCTATCAATATTGGCTTCGTGCGTGTGCAGATACTCTTTCCACAGCCGAATCATTTCACGATCATCGAGGGCCTCGTGAAATAACATGTGAGGCGGTGGGAATTGCTCCATTATATTACTAATCCTTCAACTCCGAAACAATCTTTCGTACGGGGATGTCCTGAGAGACAATGTAGAGGCTGTTCTCTGTGAGGACAATGTAGCATCCCTCGATGCGAAAAAGGTTCTGGATCTGCGACGTGTACTCAGTCTCAGACTTGACCAGATACTTTACATTATCCTTTACACCGATACAGCACTTCTTGTTCTTGCTGTCCATCCAATAATCCAGCAGGATCGGGCGGTCATCGTCTACTGCAATCTGCGCGGAACGAAGGAGAGCACTTGCTGGGGGTAGGACGGTAGGTGATGCTGTTGCAGTGCTCATTTTATAATGTTCATGGGTTTGCCTTTAAACCTTACGAACGCAGTCCTCCAGCTTGAACCGCGAACGCATGCTCAGGCACGTCGCCTCGGGCCTCGGGATCTTGAGAATCGCGCTTGCGCTGTCCGAAATGAGCATGGTCTCCTTGCCGAAGAGCTTGGACATTTCCACCATGAACGTAACAGTCTGATCGACGCTCTCAGACATAGTCTCGTTCTTGGGCTTGCGGATATTCTCCTCCAGATCGAAGAGGACGACACCGGCGGCCTCGTGGAGTAGGTTGTCGGGGATCAGCTTGCGCGTGTGGAGCTCGGCTGCGAACACGCCGAAGCCCCGCTTGAGCTCCTTTTGCTTGTTCCAGATACATACCTTGTCCTCAAAGTCTGGCTGTGTGTAGTCGGGGAAGGTCACAGTCTTGCTCTGGTCGAACATCTTGTTGAATGTCTCCATTGAACAGTAGATTTGCAGATCCTCGTGAACGGTGGGGATCTCGTTCGACAGCAAGACGAGGTGGTCTGCAAGGAGCTTGGCGTAGAAGGGCATTGAGACACCGCGGTCGAAGATAAAGTTGACGACGCGCATGCGGAAGCCCTGGTCATCGATGCGCTTTGTCAGCGTCTCAACAACCGTCTTGGTCTTGTCTACAAGCGTCGAAGCAACGACCTTGTTGATGATGCCGATGATCTTCTCGTAGTCGGGATCGTCCTTATCACGGGGCTTGGCCTTGAGCTCAGCAATGAACTCGCGGCGCCAGTTGTCATCGTTCTCAGCAGACTTCTTCTGCTGTTGTTGCTGACGACGCATGTTGTTGGTGGGATTCGCCTTGCGAATGTAGACGGGTGCGACGGGGGAAACCTGCATTGCCGCAATGGCACTCCTGACGGAAGAAGGGATGTCCAGAAGATTCTTGTTACGGAAGGTATACATGATGGAAGCGCTGAGAAGAGTTGACATGGTGTTGGTTGGTGGACCTTATCATCTAACTCATACATTTGGATCCGTTTTCGACAAAAACGGATTTACATATCTCCCGGTAAGGTATATAGCGCCCCGACATGTCATCGACAACAACTCTTTCTCAAACCACCATGGAACTCACGGAGACCACAAAACTCAAGAACGACTGGGTTCTGTGGTATTTCGATCCCCGCATCAAAGACTGGAGCCTGTCAAATTACAAGAAAATTGCAGATATTACAACTCCTCAGCAGTTCTGGACCATCATCTCCGCCATCCCCAACGACGCCTGGGAGTGCGGGTACTTCTTCTTCATTCGTCGCGGTTTCCGCCCTATCTGGGAAGTCCCTGAAAACGAGAACGGTGGATCGTGGAGCAAGAAGGTACCGACCAAGGAGCTGTACGACATTGTTGTCGATCTCATGGTTCACTGCGTAGTTTCGGAAGATAACATCATGTTGTCTCGCGAAAGCACGTTCGTGGGCTTCTCTACGTCTCCGAAGGGCGACTTCAATATTGTAAAGCTGTGGAACAACACGACAACCGTAAACAGTGCCAAGACGTTCCTGAACCCGCGCATGCTCCTGACAATCACAGACGATGTCGTCTACACTGCACATAAATCTCGCAAGTAAATATAATGGCAACGAAAAAGTCTTGGGATACCGCGTTTGATACGGATGTAAATCACAGACTTTTTCAACTTAAGCGCGATGACTCTGACTACTCGGTTGCGGATCCAGTAGATCTAGAGAATGTAGATTTTCGCAAGGAGGCTTGGAAAGCGACGCAGGAGGAGGAGAACCGGACGCGTTCAAATAGGCTCGCGCGTGAGAACGCATCTCGCACGGTCACTGCCAAGACTGTACCGCGTTCCAAGGGGGCTGTTCCGCCCAAGGGACGCTTCGTGGTTATTCCAAAGAGCAACATCCCCGCAATGTTCAGTGTACTGGCCACCAAGAAGGCCGGGCGTGGTCTACGGCGAACCAACACGAAGAATAACAACAAAAAATACATAAAACGAAAACGCAGCCGCAAACAGAATAAATAAACAAAACATCAACCATCCGAGTGAAAAGAGTCGTTCAGAAGGCCGTCCATCGCCCGGTGCAATATCAACGTAAAAAGGCACGTCGATCATATATATTCACAGGTTGCGGTGCGCGAAACTCCTGTTTGGGCGCGCGATAACGCTGGAGGAGGGTGCGTGCGTCCTGCAAGTTCTTCGGGGGCGGTGTCTGAAATAGCGACGAATCGTTCACGCGCTCCCATAGGGTTGTGGACCCAAACATTGTTTCATATGGATGCTCTGCAGGGTACTTGACCCCAATCTCCTGCAGGGTTGATAGGATTTGATATAGCTTTCCCCCGTCGTCCGTGACGATGCAGAACCATGCATCATTAAGAAGCGTGGTGGGATCGTACGTGGGCTTACGATCCTTGCCAACGTGTCCATACAGTGATGTAGAAAACTGATCTTGACCCAGAAGTCCAAAGTCTGTTGACATACTGTCCATTCCCACAACATTACCGACATTGTCGTAGTCGTACATTGAGACTTCAGGTGCCTCTTCTGCAGACTTGCGAGCCAACATGGATTGTGCACCGGTCATTGAACGATCCATATACGGGGGGGCAACATGTGGCTTGTCCATTGTTTTTACATTGGGCGCTTTTATCTAAATCTAACTTGTGGTGACATGAACCTCCTGGGCCCTTGGCGGGGGGGAGTTATCATCGCGACTCTTGACCTTTTTGATGATCTTCTGGGCTGCGCACAGTCCGAAAATAACAGTGATCATGAGAGACTTCAGCATGTTGGCGGCGGCATCGATGGGGTAGAGCAGGCCGTAGCCGACCAATAGGTCTCCCTCCTTGTTGGAAGTCTTCACGAGATCGGCGTAGTAGCGTCGCGTAGCATAGAGCATGGACATGCGCGTATCAAACGGTGTGTCTATGTTCAGCTTGAATCCCTTGGGTAGGTACTTTACGAGATGCTTTGATTTTTGGAAGTCGTTGATGTCTCTAGCCGTGGGCGCACCCAGAGCAATGGAGGCCAGCATCTGAATATTTCCGAGATTCTTTAGATTGCTGGATATGGCCTGGTCGTATATTTCCGTCTGCATGGTCGCTAACTTGGCAAACTCTGCATGGTCATAGTCAAAACTCTTATCCAGCATCTTGCGGACCTGGTCTAGGACCGAAGCCCATTTCGGGAACGACCCCTTGACATCGGTAAAATGTTCCCGCTCGGTGTGGCCAAACAGGAGGGCAACCACAACGAGTATAGCACTTGCCAGTAGGACAATTCCTAGAAGCTCCATTATTATAGTATGGTAGGACGAATTATGCGGTATTCGAGCACGGCATGAGACACAGTTTGATCTCGCCCAAATTAGCAATGACATACTTAATCATCATGAACCAGTCATTCTTCATGTAGAGCTCGAGATTGTTCGAGAGGTTCGTGCACTTTGTGAACAAAACCAGGTGTGGGAGGGAGAAACTGCCCGAGATGATGGCATTCGTCTCGTCCTTCTTTACAGAAAACTCGGAATCCGAGTCACCAAGTACAGTCTCGCGATTTGCGAATTGCCCCTTGCACGACAGTACGAGTGTAGTCCCCACACTCTTGATCTCGACCGTCTTCGCCATCAGGAGAGTCATGTCACGGCACTTCTTCTGGAAATCAATCGATGGCATCGTGATGCGCGCACCAAACTCCGTGGCCGGCATCTCAATATTCGGCTCGTCGCGATCGAGCAGGGAGAGGGAATAGCGCGTAACCTCCTTCTTATCGCCGTTCTCGAGTAGGATCCGCAGATGGTTGTGGTCGCCCTTCTCCATGTAAAATGTCAGCGTATCGTCGTTCGTAGCCGTCTTGACAATGCGATACAGATGGTCGGTGTTCAGTCCAATGACGAGTGACGGAACCGAGCAATTGTAGCGCTCAAACTTGGATGCTTCGAGGCGCATGTGTACCAAGACCGTGCGAGTATTGTCCATGGCAATCATCTTGATGCCCTCGTGGTCAAAGATGAAATTCATCTCAACCAAAATGCACTTGAGAGCCTCCACTAGGGTGCGAATAGCACCTGTTTGAACAGTCTTGGCCTCTACCAAATAACTGCTTGACGACATTTTATAGTCTTTGCCGGGCATTCCCTAAATCAAATGAAACGCAAGTCCAAACAGATAACCCCACAAGAATTCAATCACGTCAACAAACACGTTGACATCTTCCGTATCCAAGAATTGATATGCCACAAAGAGGGGCACGAATAATCGATACTTGGTTGCCACCATTCCGAATACAAAATGCCAAAGTGAGTTCCAACCATCTGTAAAAAGGTCTCGGGATGATACAGATGTTTGCATGGGTGTATCTGTGGCCGGTGGGCGTGCTTCTGTGCTTGGTGTTGCTTGGCGTGTTTTTGTTCTTGGCAATGGTAAACCTTTTACTGGGCTTGGGCGTGGTTTCTTTATACGGATTGTGTCCAAAGGATCCTCTATTTGACTCCGTTGCCCGACAACTACGAAGCAGAGTCGTTGAAGAGAATCTCCAAGAAACATTTCAACTGGAGGTGCGCCATCCACTGCCATCGGTGGCTATCTATATATGGAGTCCACATGCGTTATTTTCAGTTTCTTCCGTGATGTTTAATGTTCCGATATGCAGAAATCCCAAGTACACACCAAACCACATAGTCACCCTCCCGATATACCATTACATCCCCGTTGTGTCCGACATCATGCGATATCTGGGCATTATACCCTCCGACTACCACAGTATTGAAAAGACTCTTTTGAAAAAGGAATCCGTCTCTCTGATGCTGGGTGGAGTTCGAGAGATGAACATGACTGAAGATTATAAGATCCACCTGTGCATCCGCAAGCGGAAGGGGATGTTTCGCATGGCTCTCTCAACTGGAACTCCACTCGTCCCCGTGCTGTCGTATGGCGAAAATGAGTTGTTCAGGCGCGCAGATATTCCGTTTATGAATGCGGTAAATGAGTTCTTGCATTCTCGTTTTGGAACGAGTATCTCGTTGCCGTCGTTTCACTCAATGAAAACCTGGATTGAATTATCGTACCGATCACTCAAACCAATTCGTTCGTATACTGGAAAGCCGATTTATGTCAAGAAGATTGAGACCCCTACCGATCGAGAGGTGATAGCCCTGCGTAACATCTACATCAAACGAGTTGAAGAATTATTCAGGGAGACTGCGAGTCCGGAGTACAGCCTGCATATCGAGTAGCTTCCCCATGCGATACTTGAGTAGTCCCGGGGGTGCCTCGATGGCATAGCGTACGGATGCACCCGAGGGGTATACATGCGCAGTATTGGGTGGCACGCGACGATGTACGGCGATGACCCTTCCCTCATCCGAAATCCAAAAGATATCAAGAGACGATTTCATGTTTGCCATGTGCATTGTGCGGGGTTCGGATGTGCGATAGACAAAAAGCAGAGGCTTGAAGTTTGTCTTTCCCATGAGACCTTGAAGATGTTCAGCGTGGGTTGTGGCCACGTCAATTTTCATTGTTTATATCATCGGATAAAGAAGCGTCTGGAACACATATGCGAGGAACACCCCGATCGCACCGAGGCACGCGGCGCCCGTGAGGGACACTACACCCGATCCAGCATATGCACCCGGGATGTAGCGGAGCAGGAGGGACTGCACCGGTGTGAGCGACACCACAAAGACAGCACCGAAGATGGCGACATACATCATGACATTGCGAAGTACAGACTTGACTGCCAGGGGGTGCACGGCCTGACCACCGCCAGGTTGCATCGGCACCTGGATCGCAGAACTGGTCCCGGGGGTAATCACCTGTGGGTACGTTGTGGATGCCGGGAGCGACATCGTCGGCTGCAGGGAACCCCCGGGAGGCATCAGCTGGTCAAGAGGTGTAGCGTCCATTTATACTCTCTACAACGAAAACCTCGTAGCAGGGCACGACGCATCCTCAATACGGTACTTGTAACACTTTCCATCGATCCGGTTAATCATCATTTTGACTTCCGAAACGGGCAGAGCAGACATGTCTACTTCCTGTTGAGGTCGGTGAAACATCAGGACGGCGATGCCCACACCAACGACGAATGAAAAGAACATACGTGCTTCAGGTTTGCGAACGATTTCACGTAACATTGTTATCTATTTAGAAAATCATACTCAGATGTGCATGGAACCTGGTAGGCGCGGGCCTTGAAGCATCCATTCTCCAGCTCGGGGTTGCGAAATACGAGATTTGGGTTATTCACGTCGGGAACTAGTTTCTTATGCGTAGTTGGGGGGACAAATACAGTGGTTACGATCATACCGCTCAGAAATCCCAAGAAGACGCCTAGCACATCAAACATTATATTAGACCCAGAATAAGAATGCGCGATATCCGTAATTTTACAAACACACGACTACTGTTCGCGATAGTCGTTGCGTCGTGTATTGTCGACACAGTCGGTCTATTTATTTGGCGTTACGTAGCCGAACCACATGGACCCATTACCAAATGGTACGATCAGTTTGGAATCACTGCATATATGATCGATGTGACATCTATCGCAATCGGGGTCATCTTAACCCAGTTTGTGACAACGTTTATTGGGGGGCCATGGGACCCGATCGCATTCTGCGCTATTGCGGTATCTATCCAGATGGTTCATGACATGTTTTTCAGTCAAATCGTGGTTCCTCTCGTTCCCAAGGGCAAAAACTCGGTCATGGATCTCATGAAGGAGTATTCGACGATGCGAGGCGCGGGGTGGGTTCTGGTTGTAGATGCACTCTATATGGTGTTTGCGTCTCTCCTCACCATGTTACTGTATGCTTATCCTGTGTGGGTGTCTTACGTGACGTTTCTGACCGTGATGTACGTGACCGGATATATTCTCTATACACACCCCGGAAATCCCACCATCGGATCTTTTGAAGATCGCGGGGCGGTAACGAATCCCAACTTGTAAGAGAGTATTCGAATTCCACACGGCTTTCTGGATTACCCTTGAATGTCATCACACCATCCGGAGTATGAAATGTTACGCTGCCGAATTTATCCAACGAATGTCGTTTAAATTCGCGCACATGTTTCATGAGACGAAGAGCCATGTGTGCCGGGTACGCATCCATGACATGTTTTAGAATATTATTTCGAACCGACATTCCGCTTTTGTTTTTTGAACGTTTTTCGTCGTGAAGATCCATTTTTGCGGGTGTTCGCTGGCTTGGCGGGAGATGCCTTTGATGTACCCACTGCTACGCGGAAGGTGAATGTCATGAGGGCTCCTCCCTTTTGTACGGAAACATCTGCGGTGTGTGTACTCGTATCAATCTTGACGCTGATTTCATCTCCTGGCTGGCACGAGGGTCCAAAGCGAGTCCACATGCCCTCGGATGTCTGGGTGGGGAAGAAGAGCGTATATGACTTATTACGATCTGTTCCCAGAATACTCTGTCCATACTGCTCGATCTTTTCGCGGTGGCCTGCGAATCCCTCCGTCTGCACCATAGCATGTTCATTGACGAACGAGTGCAGACGCGTCCACAGCTCTGTGGGGAAGTTATCGGAGATTGTTCCAGAAATATAATCATTCTCTCCACACTTTTGGACGGGTTCGTGGACAGGCAACGCGTCTCGATGAGGATGCTGTGGCTCAAACTCAACCTTGGGACTGTCTACCACGTGCATGACGGCCACGGGTGGAGATTCGTGGTATGTAGGCGTAGGAGGAATGGATGCGCCAGGAGTCTGTTGCACGGATCCGGGCAGTGCCGACATAGAGGCTTGTTCATTCAAGTCCACCTGATGAGGCTGAAATGTTGCCTTTGGACTGGCATATTGTGCTTCATACATTGTCGCAGGTGGCGGGGCATGTGGGGATGGCCCGGGTGTATTGACTGGGAAATACGATGCGTGCGGAGCCTTCGTGGTCTCTACAATCGACAGGGGAGTTCCAGGATGCACTAGATTATTGTAATTGCTCTGAATTTGTTGTTGCAAGTAGGTGATAACGTCAGATGGAGTATCCGGGGATGGCAGAAGCAAGGTCTCGAGTTGGGGGCTCAATGCTTCCAATGTGTCGCGATCCTCTTTGGTGAGCGGTTTTGTAGAGTGCGCGCGTAGTTCTGAAAGAATCTCGACAAGCCGATCCGTGCCCTGCTGGTATTCCGCTGTTGCACTCTGACGTTCAGGAGTCAATGTAGGTGGAAGGGGCATATTGTCAAGTCCAGGATACCTATCTGGAAAATATGTTGAGCATCCAAGGTGGGCGTATTCCTCCTCTGCAATTCGGCGCAGTTCAACAGATATCTCGTCTGTCTTACCAGTGAGTCGGGCAATGAGAGAATACAGATTCACGCACTCCAATGTTGGCACGGGAGGAAGTTCGTGGGAAGGCAGAACTTGTAGCGGTTCATTGGGGACTTGGGGCATTTCAGGGATCTCTGGCATCGAAATACTGCGCAGTTCGCGTACAGACGGAACATTTGGAGGGGTAAGTGCACTCTCTTGGTCGTCAAGCTCTTTGATTGTTGTTGGCTCCGGTTCGCGTACTGGAAACGTAGGAGTAACGTCGAGAGTAGTCGGAAGCGGTGGGGTAAGAACCTCGGGGGTGACGGGAGGCGTATGCGTAACGGTTGTGGGTTCCTCTCCAACAGCAGGGGCGACGGCAACACTAGGCACAGGAGCAGGAGCAGGGGCGACGGCAACACTAGGCACAGGAGCAGGAGCAGGGGCGACAGCAACACTAGGCGCAGGAGCAGGAGCAGGGGCGACAGCAACACTAGGCGCAGGAGCAGGGGGGGCCGGAATACTCCCCTTCAACACGGATACCATCCGAAACCCGGGGGGTAGACGAACCGTTCCACGCCCGGGAATTGTGACCGATACATCTTGAGCCAGGAATCCACTCAGAGCGATGCGGTGATCTTTATCGCCCACCGGACCCACACTCTTTACTCGAAATCCCGCAGATGCTGGAGAGAATGTAACTCCCGAAGGTCCGCGAAGATTGAATTGAATAGGGGATGCTATATCGGTATTCGGTGTCGGAACAAGCTCAGGACTTCCCTCTGGCAGGACACCCTTGATATCTTTCTCTGAGATGACGTTCGAGTTTAGGAAATCCTCGACATCCGTGGCATATTGAAAAAGAGGTATCTCCATAACCCCAGATGACGTGCCACTCACAACTGCCCCCGGGTGCACGGGTACGCCATTCTTCATGAGCGTGGTGCGCACAGCATTTGCGCGCTCACCCACCCTACGAATACTATCGATGTAGGCCGTTGCACGTTGATCATCGAGAACATGCATTGTGGCACCAGTTGTTCCGTCTAGTAAAAAACCATTCACAATTGCAGTCTTGGGTGTGACATCGAAATCTGATATCTCGATGTATCCGAAATCTGTCCCTGCCATTATACTAGTCCAAGAAATGAGGTTTGTGTCTTTTTTTGTAAGACGTAATATTGACCTACTTGATAGACTGCCTGCACATCGGGGCGGGGAGGGCGCATTCTTCAACTCTCCATTTTGAGTTATTTCTCGGGAGAAGGCGCAACGATATCCTCACCCTCATCCGCGCCGTGAGTTCCTTCGACGACGGGCGGTTCGACCAATGTCACTGCAAATCGCTCGTTCGCCTTGGCAGATTCAAGACCGCGATAGATCATGTCATATTTCAATGTGAGCAGTGCCTGACGGCGATCGGTCGGCATTTACTACATGTCAATATTATTCCGTATCGCGTTGTTCCACACTAAGGGCTGGAACGGTATATCCTTGCGCGTCTCTTTTGCACGGATGATGTGCGTTGTCGCGGTGTACTGTGTCGTAAGGAAGAAGATCATAATCCCCGAAATCATGATCAACATCGCGATATTAAACCACCACGATCCATGCAGACTGCGTATATTTTTTGAATGCATCAAATTATTCTGCACGCGAAGAAGTGTTTCATCGTCTACCAAGTGCATAATTGTTTTTCACGTATAGATAATGCTTGCCGCAATAACCGCCGGAACGGCTGTCTGTTGCTTCGCCGTCTCATACGGTATTCATCAAATTATACCCGTAACACCGATAACAGATGAGGATGCAATTTCAAATAAATCAACCTACGGCACCTATAACCTTCTGTCGAAGGATGAGCTCAAGACGAAGAAGGACGTCCAAGAGCTCATAGATACATACTTGAATAAACGAGCATCACTCGACGATGTCTTGATGACTGCAACGGGTACGTCAACACTTAAAGAGGCATATGCCGAAGTGGTGAATAAGGTTACGACTCTTCAGCTGGGCGAGGAACATGCTCGGTTCGTATTCCTGCAAAAAGCTGCTGAGGAGCACTACCCTGAAGTAAAGCCCCCGCCTCCACCGCCGGAGCAGGATCCTGAACCCGAGCCTGTGCCCGTAGTCGCTCCAGCAGGCACGCCACAAATGGGTGGAGGTCGCCTACGATTTTCAGTCTCGATAAAGCGGAGGAGTTTGCGACAACGGCACGCACGACCTCCAATTGCTCTGGAAATGTAAGGTTATTTATTTCTACAGGCAATTGACCATACAAAATACATTGTAAAAGTTCATCCATCCTCCTCTTATGCTACACTTTGCAGGTTTTGTGTATATGGGTTTGAACGGAACGCATCCAGGATGGCAGGCTCCATCCGGCGCACCTCCATAGACTGGTCCAGAGGCTGATTGAACTGATAACGACCCTGTTGCTCAACTCCCGCGTTTGTCGTAATGACATTGGCGTAACCAGAAAACTGGCGGGTGTTGACGAGCATGTCCTCATCCTTGTTGACCTTGACAGCACCCGCGGCCCCCTCGCCCGCAGGGATGCTAATATTGCCCGGACCTGCGTAATTGGTTGTGACGGACACCTCGCGCCCCGGGTTGGTGTACGCGGCCAGGTAGGGGTCCACGACATATGATGCATCGGGGAGGGCACCCGCACCACCACCCGGTCCGACCCAGTCGCCCACCGTGAGGCGGAGAAACTGCTCGAACGGCTCTGTGAACGCGCGCACATAGTTGGCCGTTGTGAATGATGCACCGCCACCGCCATAGTGCTCCTGAGATGTCGTCTCGCGCTGTTGCTCCTTCTGCATCTGCTCAGGGAACGTGGCCGGGGCAACCTGTGCACCTGTCGTGGTATTCAAATACAGTAGCTCACCCGTGCCATCCTTGCCCTCTGAGAGAACCTGGAATCGGTCGGGGCGATTTTTGTTGACGGGCGGTTGGAGACCCGGTTGCGTAATGTAGTGCGCGCCAGGAATGACGGGGGCGTCATATGACACCTTGGGCTTGTTTACCGTACGAAGCTCGTCGGTGGTCCGGGGCTTGGCGAACTGCTGGAGATCGTTGAACTGCTGGTATCCGCCCTTGCCGAGATTATTGTAACCGTCGTTGAGACCAGGTGCGACCAACGTCTTGTCGATTGGGAACACGTTCTTCATGTTGTTACCCGTCACCATACGCGACTGCATAAAGTCGGTCTCAACCGGATTTCCAAAAGGATTACCGTTGCCCGGTGTAATATCGTAGAACGTCCCGACCTCGCGCTTCTGGAAGTAATCGTTTCCGGCTCCCGAAAATGAATCGAGCTTGGACTCGGTGGCATTTCCACGAACGTTCTGCGTGACCTTTGATCCGAAGAAGGGCACCATGTTGTTGTGGCCAGCGGGACCCTGCGTCAGCTGGACGCGTGAATTCTGCGGATCGGGATCTGGACCCGGAGCTGTCTCGGAAAACATCTCGCGGGGAGGCGGACGGACGGGCGCAGCGTTGTCGTCGTATTTGGTTGCAAGAATGTATCCTAGCAACCCAACACCTGTAAAGAGAGCGACTTCAATCATTACTTTAAGTTGTGAAAATTAGAATTGCCCATTAGACGGGAGGGAGCACGAGTGTTCTTAAAATATTCAAATGGAGGAATTGAATGTTCCTGGGGACGATACACAAGCCACTGGAAAACATTGGGTTGCGTACGCTCCTTAGCTAGAGGGACATTAAAGGATCCAATAAAGGGAGAACGAGGCGGGGCATCCTGTGCATTTACAGGTGTTTGAAACATCCAGCGAGACTGTTGTGTGTGTGCATCTTCAGGAGTCCACGTGCTCATTTATTTATTGGCCCACAAGATTTGTTATGCTTGATCCGACGAATGAAAGCATATTGCCCATCGTCGAGAAGAGATTGTCGGTATCTTCCTCGATTCTATCAAATGGCTGCGCACTGACAGACATGTCTGCGGGGGAGGATACAATCTGCGAAGACCACTCTGTCTGATTAAATGGAGAAATCACAAAATTTGCAATCTGATTCTTGAAGCGCGCAACCGCCTTGTCGTCGGATGTGACTGCGGGGGGCTTCGGTGATGCTCCCTTTGTAGGGCGAGGTCCAAAGCAGTTGACACCAAACTTGGTCATGGGGTCAAAGTATCCACCATTGATGCCTGGACGACCGCACTCGATCTTCTTGGAAGGATCTGACTCCTTCTGCATCTTGTCCCATGTCGACTGTTGGGTGGGAAACAGGGCGAGGCCATCCTGCGACCATCCATATCCGCACCACTCTGCACCCGAATTATACGCCTGCTCAATCTGAGAATAGCTCGCAAGCTCTGCGCCATATGCCTTGCACACGTCTGGGGCATCCTTGTAAGTAAAAATGTTGTCCGAAACGTAGAAAACCTCTGACTGGGGCAGCGCATTCGCCTCTGTCTTGTATCCCGGCTCCGTACCTTGAGATGCCGTGCGGGAGAATCCCATATCAAACCCAGAACCCCAGCCCGGTGAATCTCCGCCCCCCGCACCCGCACCTGCGCCAAACATACTACCTCGACTTGCGTGGCGATACGATGTCCCACTTGCGACGGGGACGGGGCGAGTGTAATACGTTACGTCCAACTCGTTATCTGAAGTCCCGATCTTGACAAACCCAAAATAAAATAGGATAAATCCGAGAACCCCTACGAGCAGGAGGAACGTCACGAGCGATACAGGGTCTGTCATACCAAGGTAAACCGACACGCTGATCGCAACGACAACGAATGCGACGGTCAAAACAATATACGTGGTTTTAAGTTTCGCCGGCGACCGACCTTCCATTAGTTTTCACATAGGAAATAAAGCAGGACTCGCATAGCGCTGTCCACAGGGAACTTCCTCGAATCCATTTCTCGAACGGTGGTATCGTCTAATACGTGCCAAGGCTTTCCAGCGGGTAATTTTCGCCCGTACGTCCACCAGTGCCCACCGTTAAAGCAAATAACGGCGAATAGGTAGTACTTCTTGCCGTTGAGGATTAGTAGACTCGAATATTCAATGGGCGCCGACCAGATCATAAACACCTTGGGAAACGTACCGAACATGAGTTGTTTCGTACATCCTAATTTCTGGCACTTTTCACACTTCCACTCATCAATCGTTATTGGGCGAACATGCTCCTGAATGGCCTCTAAGAGTGGCATTCCCCGGCGAGAGGGCATGAGGTGGATATCGAGCGTTGACGTCTTGCGCAGTTCAGTATACGGGCAGTTCATACATTTTATATTGTCCCCGATATCGAAGCGAAACCCCTTGTCTAGCCATGGCAATTTATCGCACAGATGCGTAATCAGCTCGTGCGAATCTCCGATATTTTCACCCGCTGGCATGTAGCTAGTTTTAATGACTTCAAATAGATCCTTAAGTCCGCTCCCCTTGTTGCGATAGACTGATTCCAAACATATATCCGTGGGGTTCTCCTTATCCACGTTCGCACGATCCGAGTATTGGTCTTCAAGAACTGGACATGAAAACAGTCCCTGAAGAGCAGCGTTGACCCAGCAACTTCCACGATGATTTGGAAGTCCGAACATACCTTATGTATTATTGTAGAAAGGAGCTAAACGGATTTTCGACAGTGAAGTGCTCCTTATTGCATGTTGGTTTCATGCACTGGCAAGGTACCAATTCGTTTTTGCTCACATACTCGGGACCCGGTCCGAGAGGAGATGTGGCTGTTGCACTCAGAGTGTACGGCGCGTAGTTCATCGATCCAGGTGGTGCAGGGGTACCCGAGCCTACTGGCGGACCCGTAGGAAACATTGCAGGCGGAGGAGGATTGCCAGGAGGAGCCCATGGCTGATTTGAAGGAGCTTGGGGAGGAGGCCCCTGTGGTGTCCAAGACGGGCGCATGCGCTCATTCACGGGTGGCGCAGCGGCGCTCACAGGAGACTGACTGCCCTTGGCAGCCGCAGAAGGGGGCGCGGTCTGATTACAGAATGAGATATTGGTTCCACCGGGCGTACCCAGGCACTCACCCACATCATTATTCGCCATACCCCACGTACTCAGTCCATTCCCTGCAAAGTTTCCGCCCAGAGATGTGCACTCGCCCTTGGTGTAGAGTCGGACATTCAGACCACCCGTTTGCTTGACGCTTGTCATGCCCTCGCCCTTTGTTGGGCATCCTGCAGTGGCTGAAGAAGCAGGCGCGGGGCCCGACGCCGCAGCCGCAGCTGTCGCCGCCGCGGAAGGTGGGGCCTCCACATTACAAAAGGACGCATTGGCTCCACCCGGAGTTCCAGTGCACTCACCCACCCCATTGCTCGCCATGCCCCACGTTGTCTGGCCATTCCCTGCAAAGTTACCGCCCATACCCGAGCACTCGTCTTTCGTGTACAGGCGCACATTGAAGCCTCCGCTCTGCTTGAGACTCTTGATACCCTCGCCCTTCGTAGGGCATCCTGGAGATGCAGCGGCAGCTGCTGGCGCCACGGGTGTAGATATTGCAGCGGTTGCAGCAGCGGAAGGCGGTCCATCGACATTGCAAAAGGATGCATTCGCGCCTCCGGGAACACCCGAGCACTCACCCACCGCATTGTTTGGCATTCCCCATGTGGTCTGGCCATTCCCTGCGAAATTGCCCCCCATTGCCGAGCACTCGCCGTTTGTGTACAGGCGCACATTGAAGCCTCCACTCTGCTTCACGCTCTTAATACCCTCCCCTTCCGTAGGACAACCGCTCGTCGCAGCAGTTGCTTCGGCGGAGGGGGGCGCATCCACATTGCAAAAGGACGCATTGGCTCCACCCGGAGTTCCGGTGCACTCACCCACTGAATTGGTTGTCATGCCCCACGTCGTCTTTCCGTTTCCAGCAAATTTACCCCCCATCGCTGAGCACTCTTTCTTGGTGTACAGGCGCACATTGAACCCGCCACTCTGTGTTACGCTCTTTATTCCCGCGCCATTCGACGGACATCCCGCATCAAGATGTTCTCGGCGACGCATCATCCACAGTGCAACAAAGCCGATAAGTATGCCCACAACAAGAATGTGAACAATGCCAAACTTCATCCGTTATATCTATCATTCAAAATAGTTAGTGCATAAAGGCATTGAACGAGTTCAAGAAGCCGGGGATGTCATCTTCAGAGGGACCGATCTGAGTGTACGCTGCCGGACCCGCGGATGTCTCATCTCCGGGCCGATTCTTCTTCCCGTCCTTCCCGTCTTCATGATCACCAGGTGCCTTGGATGAATCCTTGCTTCCTGCGTGTTTCCCACATCCAACCGAGAACTTAGTGCATGTGCAAGGCACTAATGAACTCTTCTTGGTGAAATTTGCGTACATATCGTCCTCGCCGGGTATATTTGTGTTCGGAGGGCCCGGGAGCGTCATTCCTAGTGTTTTTATCTTACTCGTATCGCCATTCCCAAAAGACCTCGCTTGGGGAGGAGGCGGGGGCTTGTTATTAAAGTATTGAGGTGTCGGAAAGTCAATGGCCGATGGGGCCGTAACTTGCGCAACTGCCGGAGCCGTTGGTGCTGGGGCCGGAACTGCCGGAGCCGTAGGGGCAGATGCCAGCGCGGGGGGCGGAGTTGCGTTGTTCGGCGGACCGACGGGCGTCATGGGAGGAGGTGACAGTGTGTCGAGAATGTGTGCAAGACCCCGTCCTAGCCGATGAAACGACTCGAGGCTGTAATCGACTCCACCACCCCCTGCACCATCCGTGTTCGTCCCATTTGTAAACATTGTCGTTGCCGGAGGAGTCGGTGGCGGGAGTTGATTGTATACGACAACACCTGCTCCAGATGTAGCTGGCATCCCCGTCGTCGTAGCGGGTGGCGTAGCATCTAGGTGCTCCTTAATAGGAAAGGCGAGGAATGCAATAACAACAAGGACGGTGAGTCCCGCGAGAACGTATAAAGTATACATCTGCCTTTACTTACTACTTAGGAATATCAAATTATGCGCTTGCCGCACTCATGGACGAACCATACAGCGGACCTGTCGGCAAGGGGGACGCAAATGGCGGAATTCCAGACTGCTGAACCTGTTCAGACAGGGGCGTTACACTGTACATTCGATCAAGAGCGCCGAGTATCCGAGTGGTAATGCCATTCCAGAACGTTGTCTCTTCCTGACGTTGTTGCAGGCGCAACTGACGGCGCTTCTCGATCTCTGCTTGATGAGCCTTCTCTTTCGCCTCTGCATCTGCCTTTGCGAGTGCCAGAGCTATATCTGCATCGGCCTTTGCCTTCGCCGCTGCCGCTTGGTCTTTCGCGGCCTGAGCTGCCGCCGCATCTGCCACTGCTTTGGCTGCCGCATCACCCGCTGCTTTGGCCGCGGCCGCGTCTGCCTGTGCCTTTGCTACCGCTGCTGCCGCTGCCGCTGCTTCTTGTTGAGCCTTCGCACGCGCAGCCTCTGCATCCTGCTGGGCTTTTAGTGCCGCGTCCCTGTCCGCCTGCGCCTTCGCAAGGGCTGCCGCTTGAGCATCCGCCGCTGCCTTCGCCGCCGCCTGTGCGTCTGCATCTGCTTTCGCCTTTGCCAGTGCATCTGCATCGGCCTTTGCCTTTGCCGCCGCTTGCGCATCCGCCGCTGCTTTAGCCGCTGCCTGCGCTGCCGCTAGCTGTGCTGCCTGCGCTGCCGCTGCATCCGCTGCCGCCTTATCGGCTGCTGCCTGCTGATCCTTTGCAGGGTGCGCCCTGAAGACCAAATTCGCCCAAGCACCTCCGTTTGCACCACAGTTCGTTGCCGGACCATACTTTGTATACGGGTCTTTCTCGAACCCCAGTTGACACCAGCCATTGTCTTGGACAGTAAAGAGCGGGTATCCAAATGCAATCGCCTTCTGCATGCATGTCTGTGGAGTGTGTCCGTACCCGTATATGGGACCCGTAAGCGCTCGAGGTTCTGCATCTTTCCAGCACCCAAGCGCCTCCATGTAATCCGAGAATCCTTCACGTTTTGTGGGAAATACAACAAGTAGCACTACGAGTCCGAGAACAACAACGCCTACGAGTAAGTAGAGATTGTTCCACCGCATTATTCTTTCATGCTACAAAAACTATTACTTCCCAGCATACGGGACAAGGTCACCGACAGAGGATGCACCCGACCGCGCTTGTGAAGAGAGGAGGCCATTTACAGATCCAGGTGTTGTTCCGAGAGTTGATGACACGTCACGATTTGGAATACTCATAGCTGGTGCAACTTTGACATTGCTAATCGGAGGCTCTTCGAATGTCTCGCGCTCCTTCACAAACAGCATCCACGAAGGCAGTTCGGACCGCGTATCCACAACCGGTGCAGGATACCAAGTATTGTATGCGGGCATGACAACGAATGCAAAAAGTATGAGTAGAATGGCGGATACGACCATCATGACTTCGGGTCGGATCATTTCTCTTTGTTAGTTATAAATGGTAAAATATCGGTCAACAAAGAAGAACGGTCGCAAGACTCGGCGTAGGAATCTGCGCAAGAAGACGATGCGCAAGGTCCCACGTCGTGGAGGCGCATATTCACCGGTGGGACCGGATGGAGGTGCACACGGAAAGGCCCCAGATTCGTATCCTTCTCAGCAAAGTGGCGAGCTACCCGACCCCCAGAATGCATCGGGTCTGCCTATTGGAAAAATCGCTTATTGAATGCGCGCGCGGTCTCAGAAGGGCCCATCCAGTACGGAGACATGGCGGAATAAGATGCCTGATCAAAAATATTGCCAGACTTGAACTCCATGAATGAAGTATTTGGCGTGGGATACTCCTTCTCCGCCTTTGTTGAGAACTTGATGGATGTTTCGGGACACGCAACACCTGTCTTTGCGAGGCTTGTAACATAGTCCTTGTACTGCTGTAAATCTTTGAAAGGCAGTGGGGGATTCCCGGGTCGGCTTCCAATGATTACGTCTCCTATCGGGTATAAACTATTGACACATGAAGACATTCTTATATTTTCGTAATACATTATAAAATGGTCAAGAAGTTCAATTCTGAGAAGGACAAACCCGCGGTAAAAAAAGAGCTATCGAAAGATATTCCCATGATTGTTCGTTTTCACAAGGACTCGTGCCCTGCGTGCATGATGTCAGAAACCCCATGGAACGAGTTTACTCGCAGTCCTCCGCGGGGGGTCGTAGTTATTGCGGTCGAGGAGAAGGCGATCCCGCCCGAGATGTTGGAGAACATCAGTGGCTTCCCGACATATGCTGTGAATACGCATGGAAAGACCAGTCATCATACGGGTGCAATTATGAGCGCAGGTGAGATCCGTGAACTCATCCAACCTTCGTAGGCGCATTTACACTTCCCTTTGCAACGACGTATCCCTCGGACAGCGATTTCCGCGAGACATTGTCCCTGTTCAAAAAGTTTTGGAATCCCTCAAGGTCATTTGGAATCGTCGTAGACGGCTGTGTGTTCCACTGGCGAATCGACTGCATTAGTCCGAAGGTGTCCGACGTGTCCATGAACAGATTGCTCGTCTTGGAAAAGGCCTCCTCGATACTGGCCTTGACTCCAGGCGCAGTAATATCCGGCGGGGCTGCGGGGCGTTTAGCGTTATCTCCGTAATCTGTGAACAGGACGTTCATGAACGGATTGCTGGCCTTGGGGGTTGCACTTGATACTCCATCCGACCGCGTAGGTGCGAATGTCTCCTTAAGAATCTGCGTCTCTGGGTACAGACGGACCAAGACAACCGAAACCAGCATGACCAACGGAATCAGCAGGAGCAGGTTCGTCCTCCGGGTAATGAGAGTAATTAAGATTGTAGAATAGACTGTGAATCGGACAACCGCATTCAAAGCCTCAGGAACTGTCATCTCTTTCGTAGGAACGAAGCGAGACCAGTTTATAAACAGGTTTGCGGGGTCTGTCAGCCAAAAAATCTCCCGACTCATTATTGCTTTCACGTCATTTTTTTCCAGCGTTTCTATCACGCACCTTCTTCTGCATCCGCGCCAGCATGCGAGCACGACGAGCATCGGGGTGATTGCTCATGATCGTTGCAGAGTCGTTTGCAGGTTCGCCACCTGCGTCACCAAAGATTTCAGACTTGAACAGCTTTCCGAGCGACTGTGTAAACTTCTCCTTGATCATCTCAATTTCCGCAATGAAATCTTCCCGCTTCAGGCTACCGTTGCGCATCTTCTGTTCAATGATATTCTGAACCATTGAAATCGCCCGCTTGGTCACGGGGTGGTCGGGGTTCTTCACCATCTCCATGATCCCCTCCAGATTCGTAAAGTCGATCGAATCCAGTCCCAGTGCCTCGATGTTAATCGTCTCTAGAACTTCCATTCCCATCTTGAAGATCTTGGTGTCCTTGAGCGTCTCGAGTAGGTCTTGGATGCCACTGTGCGTCGTCTCATCATTCAGGATATCGTCCACCTCCGTCGTCTCCGTCTTGCCCGTCACCTTCGACCACAGAGCCTTAATAGTATCCATGATGTCGGCGCCCAGATAGGAGCAGACCAGGAACATGCGCACAAACGTCCACAGCGCCTCCTTCTGCTTCTCGTCGGCCCCCTTAATCAGCGTAGAAAAGTCCACACCGAGAAGAAAGAAGCGGGGGACGCCGAAAATAGCCTCGTCCTTCTGAATGACCTGCATGGCAATAGGCTGAAGCTGGTCCTTGAGATGAGCGACAATCGCATTATAATCAGTTGCATCGCCCACATACGCTGCATCGAGTGTAATTCCGGGAAACTCCTTGACAAGATTGTCCAAGCAGTCTCGCAGAATCGTTTTGGGATCAAAGGACATTTATTAGGTTGTAAAGAGTTGATTGTAAATGATTTAATGCGCAACACGATTTCCGCCGCGGTATGCAAGATCCTTCTCATCCTGCTTGTTCAGGCAGAGGCATCCTGCGTCCGAGGTGATGCTTGACGGACAGCACTCGGGCTTGAACGTCGAGTTCTCGAACGCAAAGATCTCATTATCATTCGCAGCCTCATATGCCTTCAATGGGGTGGGCGCGGCCTGGAGATCTTGGGATGTCACACCGCGCAGAGCGTCAATGCCATTATACGTGCCCTGAGTATCGCCATTTGCGGGGGCACCAATCTCTTGTTGCATGAATCCCTCACGATGCGTGGGGGCACCACCCACACCCAGTACAAAACGCGACAGTATACCTACGGCAAACGCGGCTACGCCAACAGCTAGAACAATGGATGTCTTATCCTTCATTTCTTATTGTCTTAGGCGGACTTTTTTATTTAGTTGGTTGAGGACCTTTTCTTGTATCTCCGCCAGAATCTTGGGATCGTGTGAATCTGCATAGTCTCGGACGAGGGTTCCATTCGCGAGAGGGATCATGCCATCCGCATTGGCCATGAACATCTGCATCTTTCCGCCTTCCAGATGTACGACTCCATGCACCCTGCCACGTGTCGTCATCATGCCAGGTGCACACACGGATAGGTCTATCGCACCCAGGGGCGTTGCAATCTCAGTAGATGGGGACAGTGGAATCATATCAATCTCCTCTTCGATTTCTTCATAGTCTGAAAATTGGACATCTCCAATCCAAATGTGGTGATTCGTCGTGTTCAAGCAGATGATTTCCCGAGGATTTCCATTGTTGTACGGCAGAGCAAGTGGCGAATCCTTGACATATATCCACACACCCTTCTCGTGCACCAAATGTTCACCTGCCACCACAATGTTCTTGTAATTGTAGAGTTGAATCTCATCCGCATTGAATGCCATTGTTGCCGTCACCCGCCCCCCGCCCGCCAGGACATCGCCAACTTTGACTGCGTGGATCGGAATCACTCTGCCACCGAGAGTCTGAATGCGCGTATCTGGATGAAAACATGAGAACCCAGATACCGAGAGTGCCACACCCATCGGGATGAAGAAGAAGAGCAAGATCGGGAATATGAAGGACAGGACAAATGACATGCCGATCACAATCCCCACAATCGTGTCGATAATTGAGGCAGCCCATTCAATAACAGCTGAAATTGTATCGACGGCCGCCATGACAATTGTGACCATGTACCCTGCAGATCCCAGAATACGGGAGGATAGATCGCGAATGCGCGACAAGAGGGCTACCATGACACCGAATGTATTTCCGATCTTGCCAAACACGTCGTTGACAAAAGACATTACAAAGGTTATGAGGCCCGTTGCCATCGAACGAAACTGACCAATCGAATCAAGAACCATGTTAATCAGTTTCGTAAAGGTCTTGAACAGCATATGGACGGGGTCACTCGCACGCGCAAAGACCTGCGCAGCAAACGAGGTTGTACAAAATTGAAAATTATCGACGGTGCTCACTTTTGGCTCTATGATTCCGGCAAATGGCATATACAGGGGATTACAGCGCTTCTCGACCCAAGTTTCTCGAAGATCCTGCATGTTCGCTTGGATTACGCCCCACATGATGAGGCCAACAATGAGTAGCGGTCCCGCCGTAACCGCAAGGGTTGCGAGAATGTCCATTATATTACCAGTTGTTCTTTTTGAACTTCATTATCGCGCCACGTATGAATTGCTTCATCGGTGACTTCCTGGTCATCTAGGACCAATACTTCACGTGCATGCCGATCAAGGACAGCGTAGTATCCATCCAGGGTTAGAAATTGTATGCATGCCACGTCTTCGACCGTTTCTATTCCGAGAACGGGTTCTACGCCATAGTCTGTCCGGATCCATGTTCCCGCCGAAAACACGATGCCATGATGGCGAGTTGTTGCAGAGACGCGATGACGAACAATGCCAACTACCCGCCCTCCGTATCGCAGCGACTCTCCGACATGAATATTCTCCGCAAGACGAGGCATTCCATCCGACATCATAACAGCTGTCTTGGGTGCAATTCCGGTGTATCGGTATCGCAGGGGGTTGGCAATCTTGATCGGCGAATGTGCCATGCCGTAATGAAGCTCTACTCGTCGGAAGAACTCTCCGAGAATGATGGGACTGTCCGTCTCTTCGTAATCCTTGAATATATATCCCGCAATTGGGATTGTGTGGTTCTCGGTGTTCAAGCAGTACAGGCTCCGAGAGGTTTCAGCAGGGATTGCATCCGGATGATCCTCTACGCGAATCCATGCCTTGTTGTAGAGAACCTTGTGGTTCCCCGATACGCATACATCTCCCAACTTGCTCATAGGTGTTTCCCTGCCGTCAAAGGACAGTACGCTCTTTACAACCCGACCATCTGCAAGACGCATGCCAGGTTCTACCAGGCAGATGGGTATAATGCCGTCGGACAGCGTCTCGATCTTAGTAGACGGTCGGAAGCACAGGAAGCGCGCCGCGTCGCCGATGGGTCCATTCATTACACTCTCGCCGGTATAGATGCCCGTGCTTACAATGTTCATCATGATAGCAAAAACAGCCATCATGCGATTCATGATGGTTCGCACACGGTTTACCATTTGAATGGTCGTTCCAAATGTGTTTTGGATCTTACCGAATGTGCTGTTGATGATGCCCAGGAACCCGCTTGACGCACCCGTCACCAAGGAACGGATACTATTCATTGAATCGAGGATCGTGTTGATCATGTTGGTCAGAATGGCAAAGTTCTTGTAGATGGGATCCATCACAAATCCGGCATACTTGTTCACCGATTGCAGGACACAAAACGTAAAGTTCTTACCGATATCTGATCCAACCGCTCCCGCCATGGGCATGTAAATTGGGTTACAGCGCTTCTCGACCCATGTATCTTTGATATCTTGGAGGTGCGACATGCCGTAGGCATATAGGAACCCGACACTTGCAAGAGCGGTAGCTATGAAAACCACCAAAACGGATACTACGTCCATCCTTACTCTCTGATGGTAAAAACAGATTGGTAAAATGTCCGTTCCCGACCTTTCTAAGATGACCCGTGCAGAGCTGAAGAAGATGGCGAAGGGTCGTAAGATATTTCAATACTATATTCTACCCAAAGACGAGCTCATTGCGCTTCTGTCAATGTCCGAGGTTCCTAAGGCGCATCGGTTGAAGAAGATGACGATTGTTCAGATGCGCGCCCTAGCCACGGAGAGGGAGCTGTCTGGTTTCTGGGGTCTAAACAAGAAGGACCTGTGTCGCGCGCTATTTCCTGAACACGACGATGCTGTCCAATATGGACCCTCGCATAAGAAGAAGCAGGATGACGGCGAGACAGCTGAACATCAATATCCAAAGAACCAGGACGCCAAGAATGTAGGGGTACAGATGGTGAAAAATGCGTGAAAGCAATGGCTTGATGATGTGAATTTCAATGAAGGTGTGTGTGTCGGGGCGTGCCGTAAAATCGAGAACGTCCTGAAATATGTTGTCGAAGAAGCCGCCACCCCCTGACTTTTTCTCCATATTTCTTTCTCCAAAGCAATATAAATCTGCTATGAAGTTTTCCCAATCGAACCTTCTTCGCCTGGGTGCAGTAGCCCTAGGAATTGTCTTCCTCGTGGTCGTCGTGAATGGTTATTCCTCGTCAAAGTTTTTGGGCGAGGGTCTGGAGGTCGGTGGCCTCGAGCCCCAGGGACCCCTGTCTAACAACCCGAACTACCCGACGGTCATGAACCCCCATTCAGAGGGCGGAAATGCCGCGCCGTCGATGGGGGGCGAGACCCGCCACCCCACGGGACAGCAGTCGTATTCGCAGACGGTCCTCTCTCCTGAGGAGCTCCTCCCCAAGGGCGGTCTCGGTGCGTCGTGGGCTGCCACCAACCCCGTTGGTCAGGGCGACCTGAAGGGCCAGAACTTCCTGTCCCCCTCGTACCACTATGGCATTAACACGGTCGGCCAGTCCCTCCGCAATGCCAACCTGGACGTGCGTTCGGACCCGCCCAACCCCCGTGCCCCCGTCTCACCCTTCCTGAACTCCACGATCGAGCCCGACCTGTACCGCCGCGAGCTGGAGATCGGCGAGGCTGGCGCCGGAACGAAGTCTGCGTAAGTAGATAATAGTATATGCGACCCGAATTTGTGGTGATCGCACTCGCAATGATGAGTTACCTGGGATACCTCTATATTAGCGGTGACCCTGGAAATTTAATGACGGTCAAGTCGACGGTGGATGGCGAAAACTATCGCGTGCAAGACTTGCCCAATAAGAAGGAGGCATCCAATATGCTGGCCACTGTCAAGGCCAATATCTACAAGGTGGTGAATCTCTACAAGCAGGATGAGTATGCGACAGACCCACCGGCCAAGTTGCTCGTAGAACGCTTCAATCCCAAGAGCATCATGGAAAACTCGGTGACATCCAAGGACACGTCGTACTCCGAAAACAAGGGTGAAAAGATTGTTTTGTGTCTGCGCGATAAGACGAACCCACCTGCGTATCCATTCGTTGATATGAATACGGTGATGTTTGTGGTTCTTCACGAGATGGCTCACTTGATGACTGCCGAATTGTCAACGGGCAAGCACACCCCCGAGTTCTGGGCAAATTTCCGTCGGCTACTCGAAGACTCGTCCAAGGTCGGAATTTACACACCGGTCAATTACGCAAAATCACCGGTCGATTACTGCGGAATGCAGATTACCGATAGCCCACTTTAAGTGCCCTTTACGGTAACTAGTGTTGCACATCCCTGTTTACAATCATTCCGGTCATGAAGTTGCTCGGTCGTTTTGATCATCAACTTCTTGGCATTTGTTGCATAACTCTTCTCCGCGCTACTTAGGGTTGAAATTCGAACCGCATTCAACAGCATGCTGGAGTCGACGGCAGCACCACGCTTTCCTCCGATGGATTGTTGCATTAATTTTAGGCGATAGGAAATAATATGTCAGAGGAGATCACTCTTGATATTGTAATTCAAGGGGGATCGTCAGTCTCCTTCAAATTCTTTACAGACGATACCATCGAAGTCCTTCGCAATAAGATTGGCAATGCTTCCGGCATGCACCCTGACCGTTTGCGGATCTATGTCCGCGAAGAATTTGACGAAGCATACTACTCTAGCGATTCCCGTCGATGGGAGAACCTGTTTCTCCGCATGTCTCCCGACGGTAAGCCAGTTCTGAAAGCGCTAGAGTACTATAATAAATCTCGTGACCCGCCCCTGGCATTTCCGAATGGACGCATAGAGAAGAACGAATGGAATGGTGTGGAGTCCAAATCCCCTGCATCCTTTTTAGAGTATCGTATCCTTGGTGTTCCTGAAGAGCGTTCGTGGGTGTTTCCTCTGAACAACACGGAGGATCCCGAGTATCTACCTCCCGCTTCACTTGTCACCATTGATATGAAGATGTTGTTCAAGACTCTACACCCCCATCGCACTTCGCAGTTTCTTGCGATTCCCGCGACAGAGGGTCTCAATCCTTCACGCGCACTCATTTACTATCCGCGCCTGGCACAGTCTACACCCCTCACAGTGCCGACAGACATGATGACACAACTGAAACGCCAGGACGATGTTGCTCGCTCGCTCAGTGAACTCAGTGCCCCGAAACCAGAATCCGCATCCATCACCAGTATCCGATGGAAACTCTCGCTTGTGAACACTGATTTTGGAATTTCAGTACGCAACAAGTTTGAACAGATCTTTTACGGAACAACGGTATCCGAGGCAACGCCGGTCGTGTCACTCTTTACCAGCCGTCTTGAGCAGTCGCGTCATAAGTTTTTTACCAACAATGTTCGCAAAACACCTTTCTTGAATACGCGTCTCTGGCTATACTGGTGGGCAACAACCCGCCCATCAAAAAGCAAGCCAGCACTCGTGTTTTACAATGGCAAGACACGTGGCGTATTCGACCGAGTTACCGTGACGGCGACCGATATCGTTATTTCATCCACGCGCCACGATGAGGAGACGCACAAGCCCGAGGAGCTGTTTGCGGAGGCCAAGTCATTTTTGATGTCGATCGATGGTCTGATTGCCATGGTGGATCCTCGGGATTACGCAGACAATCGATGGGTCGTCCAAGATACATCCGTAGACCTGCGATATGCATCAGAACTTGTGGATGCAGATCTTCGTCGTTTCGATTGTCTCCGTGGCGTGTACGATCTCGCGAATCCCGAGAAACTTCAATTCCGGTTTCTGCGTGCCGATCAGTCTGGGGATACTGGATTCACCAATGAAGAGATTCGTATTGTCCAGATGTTGAAGGAGACTCCTGGCCTGGATGCCGGTGGCGTGACTGAGCAGATTCCAGGGCTGTCAACTCTCGAGGCATCCGAGTTGCTTGCGCGCGTCAAGGAGGCCATTGATGAAGATCCTGAACTCGCAGATCATCAGTTCGCAAACGTCCCGACGTTTCGGTTCACGTCCAAGAGCGTAATCCTCACACATGCAAACGATACGAAGCGGTTATCGACATATGCTTCCTCCCTACGCCACGTTCTCCTCCACCCCGACGACGATAACCTGAATGATGTATGTCCCAAGCGCTCGGAGGCGGTCCCCGCACAGACTGCCAAGATTCCCGTTGTATCCGCGCCGGAAGTGGAGGCGTTCGGAGACGATCTCATGGACCTCCTTGAGCAGACTGAAGTGGCACCGGGGGCCATTCAACAAAAAGATCACGAGACGGTTGAAGAGCCCAAGAAACGTCGTAGGATTCGTGCAACTGGGGTCTCAACCACCCTATCCAATTATATTTTGACAGAAATGCGTAAGTTTGATCCACAGACGTTCGACCCAGATGATACGAATATCCTCAAAAAATGCGAAAAGAAGCGTCAACCCATTGCATTGCCGATTGCAGAGGCACACGTTCTCGATGTTGGACCCTATGCTGTTCCCGAGTCGAATACATTGGAAGTTGCCGATCCCGACGGAATCATTATTTGTCCAGAATATTGGTGCACGGTGGATCGCATCCCACTGACCAAGGCTCAGATTGATGAGGCTGGGGGGTGTCCGATATGCCACGGTAAGGTTCGATCAAACGACAAGGCAGTTGAGCCTACACAGAACCTCACTGAGTTTCCAGTTCTGTATCGTGATGGAAACCTCGCATATCCCGGTCTTGTTAATTATCGCTCCAAGAAGAACAATCGCGAGATTCCGTGCTGTTTTAAGAACCCACAAAAGAAGATTGTTGTTGAACGGTCGGGGCCCACTGCAGGCGAGCTGTTTTACATTTTGGGGGAGACCAAGGGTGTTGGTGAGAAGCGCTTCGCGTACATCCCAGAGGCGATCGGAAAGCTTGCGGGCATTCCTATAAATTACAAGCAGTTCGTGGATGCCAATAACCGCATATCCGCCGGACAGGCTGGCTTCTTCCGCGTCGGTATGGGGCGCCCTTCCAAGACCCTACCGTCCATTCTGAACGTCCGCGCCGTGTCGGTGATTCCTGAACCACTCAAGAAGCCGGCTGCCACAATTCGGTGTTCATTTTTTAGTACGTGGGATCGTGAAGATGTAGAACATACAATCGAGGGACATTCGGACAAGGTGTCTGCCCGCGTGGCATCCATCAATAAGGCCTTTGTAGAAGGAGAACTCACTCAGCTCCAAGAGCTCGAGTACGCATGTCATGTTGCCGAGTGCTGGGCATATGTTCTCTACATGACCCCAGATGGCCCACAGACCGAGTGTTTCATGAATATGAATGCGGTCCTGCGCGCTGATCGGGCGGTCGCGGTTCTGGTGTACCCGGACAGCGTCGACTACCTGTGCCATGTGGCCCGTAGCGGTACACACCCGGTATTCAACGGGAATATCACGCACTCCCTGTTTAGCAAGTCGGTCCGCAAGACGCTGGAGCATCTTCGTGAAACATCGTGCAACCAGGGAAATGTCCCGACTGTCGAAAAGGCCGATGCAGTTCTAGGTCTTCCACCTGACAAAATTCAGGTGATTCTCGACCCGTACGAACGCGCACAGGCTTTCTTTTCGCCGGGTAAGTTTATTCTACCCTTCCGCCCCACATCGCAGATACCGCAGTTGTACGGCACGCACCTGAAGGGGTATGCCGATATCAAGCCCGACGAGTATCCTACCAAAGCGGAAATGGTGGAGATACTCCTGCGCGCCAAGGAGATACATCCGGGGTATGCGTACGTCCACGACAATACAGATGTTTTGGGGAATGTAGTTGAAATCATTACAACATCGGGCCTGCGCATCCCCGTACGCTCAGAGCCCGGTGGAGTGCCGGGTACGCCGACAGAGATTACCCAAACGGTCGCAGAGGAAAATGAGGAGGCGTTGGTAGTGGCAATGCCAGACCAAGAGTCTGTCATGCTCGCTCGTTCTGTCACATATGAAGCAGAGATCTTTGACTTTCTCCTGTTTCAGTTGACGAAGGATCTGCACGCAGACGAGGCACATGCTGAACTGCGCGGATTCCTAACTGACGAACCCAAAAAACACGTAGATGAGGTGCGCAAGGCATTGGGAGCGTGGTTCAAGGAAGCGGTGCACATGTCTGGAGCCACAGATGTCCCCACATTCTACAAGAAACTGCGAACACCGTGTGGTGGACAACCCGAAGGAGAGTGCAAGACGTCAGCACTGTGTCATTGGGACGGTGCATCGTGCCAGGTGGAAGTCAAACGCGTGCGTGAAACACTGGAAGAGACGACACTGAAGAAGCGCTTATTGTCGACGCTCGTCAGTAACGATAAAATCAGAAGCATTGTTCTCGACAATCGTATGTCGCCCTTTTTCAGTAGCATTCTATACCTCGTCCTGCCTTCCGAAGTCATCTTTTCGGACCAGGATGTCACCAAATTCGCCAAGGCATAGAATTTTATGCTCGTTAAGAATAAATGGCCGACGAGATTAAGACAGGAGGTTCGCACGTAGCTCGCATTGGATCCCGCGCACAGGTGATGCACGGCACGGCACACCACACGCCCGGTGGCCTGACCAAGAAGGCCCTGAAGGTCAACAAGTACGGACGCATCGTATCGGTGCGCAAATCTGCACTGGCCAAGAAGAAGGGCACACTGAAGAAGTGGGAGAAGAAGTCGGGCCACAAGTGGACGATCAAGAACGGCAAGCCCGTCAAGGTCAAGCACGGCAAGAAGCACCGTGGTGGCCAGGATGCGGATGAGGACTCATCGGACGAGGATGTTGTCGCTTAATCTCACCTATGCATTTTAAACGCAAGAGTCGCAGTGCCCGTCTTCGGCAGGGTGAGATCCACATACCGTCCATACGTAGGGAACTCAATACGCCCCTCCCACCGTACACCCGTTTTGACCCATTCAGAGATGCGAGTTTTTAGCTCTGTGAATGGTTCCAATGATTCCATAACGCCCGCTCCGCGCATATCACGAAGTAGCTTGACTCCCTGTGTAAGGCGGAACTCCATTATTCTTGAATGCTACTTGCGCGTAAGCCGCCGCCGGCGTGTACGCATCTTGCGCTTGCCCCCCGACTTGACAGTCCGAGGAATAACTTTTACGCGAGATGGTCGGAATCCTGGAGAGGAGGGTGTGGATGATGGAGATCCCTCTTCAAGCCTCAGATGTGTCCAGAGAGGTACAGGGGATGAATTGGGGGTGCGCAGTTTCTTGTGTGTCTCTAGAATGTCGTTTTCGAGACCAACATATCCTATATCGCCAGCACGGCGTGTATGTTGACGAACCATCTTACTTAACTTATTGGTGTGAAATTATGGTTTAAGACATTGTCGTGTATATAGACAAACTATGTCAACTACTGCCGAGACTCCTGCACAGGTTATTGCCGATGTTGCCACTGTGAATTTCAAGGACCCCGCCCAGCTGTTGAAGTACGGCCTCAAGGTCATTGCACAGGTCGAGGTTCTCTCTGACATGCCCGACGCGGAGAAGGCGGTACTTATTGTGAACGGTGTAAAGTCTGCAATTAACGCGTCCTCTCTCACCGCAGAGGAGAAGGCGGAGGTTCTTCCCTGGTGCGACGTAGCCCTGCCACACGTCATCCAGGCGGTGTCAATTGTCAAGGCCGAACTTAAGACGCTCGAGGGCGTCGCGCTTGTCCAGGTCAAGAAGTGCTGTCCGAGTTTCTTCTAAGCCTTTTCGTATTGATACCAAATAATAAACATGGCTGATATTGAAAACATTCTTCGAAAGTACCGGTCAACATCGCGGGGATTTATTGACGATCCGCCTGCTGTACCTTTTCGAAGACTTATGGTCGGTGCTGGGTTTTATCTGAATCCCATCTTCACAGCTGTTAAGGAAATCACACACGTGATCAACTGTGCAGATGAAAACGCCTGTCCGCTGTGGGCAAAGTCCTACCTTGGAAATAACTATGCACACGTTGCAACTCCCGACATGGAGGGGTATCCTATTCTCGCGAATGATTATCCTCGCTTCGAGGCTATCATGGATGCCTTCTTGAGTGATCCCGGTTGTCGAAATATCTACATACATTGTCAGGCAGGCATGAATCGGTCAGCCACGCTGGCAGCCGCGTATGTGATACGGCGCTTTCGCGTGCCCCTTGAGAAGGTCATAGAGACTATGGGGCATCAACGACCATGTATAATGACTAACAATTCGTACAAGGAACAGCTGTCTGAATTTGCTTCTAATTCAAAGTAATAATGTGGAAGGGTGTACAAGATTCAATCGTAAGCGTAGGTGACAATCCTGTTGGCGCCGTCAATGCGGGCATGGACAAAGTTCTGGGACCCTCCTTCGATTACCTGCAGACAATCAAGTCACCGAAAGATCTCGGAGTTGGAAATGATGGAAATATGGGACAGGTGTTCACCAACACGCAAGCGATTAGCACGTATGTTGGGAATCTGATCCGAGGGCCCAAGGTTGGAAACCAGTTTTTCAAGGATACGGGCGGTACCTGCAAGGCTCCGGGAGGTGGACTCGTACAGCGCCACACATGGATCAACAACAAGCTGGGTGGAGATGATGCAGCCGCCATTCTGGGTCCCAGCTTTCAGAAGGCGGTATCCGGTAGTGGGTTTGATGGCATTATTCCCGGAGCGGGCGGTGATATCGCATCCCTTAACCCACTCAAGATCATGAATGGTCTCGTTCTTGATGGCGTCCCCGACTGCAAGGCATTCACGTGTCCGGTGACAGACATCGCAAGCGGAAATGACAAGGGGACGGATACGCAATTTATTTGTCCGTCTCTGGAATTCAATTTGAACGGATGTAAAGTTGCAAGTGGGCAGGCTGATTTTGAGGCAAAGGCGGTCAAGATCTTTGCAAGTACTAGCAAGGAGGTCGTCCAAAGGAAACCCGAAAAGTTTGGGGATCAATTTTCGGAGGTTATGGTCAAATATGACTCTGGTTCGTATGTCCTTCTTGGAATTGCATTCCTTGCGTTATTTTTCGGGGTGATCGTCAAGCGCAAGTAATAACGACTTACAGACGTTCTGACAAAATGTGTAATAGAAATGTCCTCAGATGTGTTCAAGGTAAAGAAGGCACGTGAGACGACCTCGAGCAAGTCAAAGGATCCGATGGGAACGCTCGACTCCCTGCATGAAAAGTACATTGAAGAGCTCCAACAAAAGACATCTGCAGGTAATATCCAAACTATGGTGGTAGAGCGCGATGCTATCAACCGCCAACTCGAAAAACCATTTGATCCATTCCAGTTCGAAGATGTCATGGAGCGTTCGAAGTTGACAAAACGGTTGCGCATATTGGAAGAAACCATTAAGAGTGCTACTGAGAAGACGGATATCCAATCCTATTACCTGGAATCGGGCGATATCATGCTTGATTATTATGCTCAGACGATCAAGAAGACGGTTACAAAAATCGAATGCGGGACATTCGACAAACTGTTTTCTGCGACAGAGACTGCCATCGGACCCTCGAAGAAACGCATGTTTGACGAGTATCTCGCGCGCCGTGGACTCTCTAATGGTCTCAATGTGGCCGAAAATGCAGAGTACATTAAGAAGATGGCAGAGCACTGTGCCACGTGTAATATTCCGCGCGAGGAGATCACTGCAGAGGGTATACTTGTATGTCCCAAGTGTGGATCTGAAGAGTATTCTCTGGTGGTCTCCGACTTCCCCAGTTTCAGGGATCCGCCAAAGGAGCGAAACAACTATGCCTACAAGAAACAGAATCATCTGAACGAGATTCTGAACCAGTTCCAGGCCAAGGAAAGTACGGAGATCCCGGAGGATGTGATGAACGAGGTCATATGCGAACTGCGTAAGCGTCGTATTGACAATATTGCGCTTCTAACAGAGCAGAACATCCGCGAGATCTTGAAGAAGTTGGGACGGAACCGATACTACGAGCACGCTGCGCACATTCTCTCTCGACTGAATGGAAATCCGCCCCCGACGATTACGCCTGAGATTGAGGACAAGATCCGCGCGATGTTTCAGGAAGTCCAGGCTCCATACCTACTATACTGCCCCGACGAACGACGGAACTTCCTATCGTATTCATACATCATCTACAAGTTCTTGGAGCTTCTAGAGCTAGATGAGTACAAGGTCCATTTCCCTCTGTTGAAGTCACGGGACCGGCTCATTCAGCACGATACAATTTGGAAGAAGATATGCGAATACCTGCAATGGGAATTCATTCAAAGCATATAATAAACATGCAGATATATGTGGTTGTAGACAACGGAGATGTATATCCTGAAGCATATTCTACATACGATCTTGCAGTCGCTGCTGTCCAGAAGAAGTATCCTGAAGAATACGAAGAGTCGAAGGAGGAGGACACGGCTCACGAGCTATACAGGGTGAACGAAAACAAGAGTGGAACTACGAAACTCTACATAGAGAAAGGGATAAACATTATCATATCAAAGCTCTCTGTGAAATCGGCTGGAGGACGTAAGAGCCGTCGGTCGCGTAAAAATGTTCGTAGGGTTTAAGAGGTACTACTCGGAAGTAAATGGTGGGAGTTTGGTGAATACCATCCATTCGCTCCATTGTGGACGTCCATGATCGTCTTTAGTATATATTCGTAGTTCTTACCCACCGTTTCCAAACTGTACCGCGCCACTGCACGGTCGCGAATATACTGTCGATCAAACTTTCCGTCTAGTGCCATCTGGATTCCCAGGCAGTAGTCAGCAAGCGTGTGACAGTGTATACCCGTCTTGAACGGTTCTACCGTCTCCGTCTGTGCACCGTAATCAACTGTGATCACGGGTGTTCCACAGAGTTGGGCTTCAACGGCTACTCCGCAGAATGGCTCTACCCACTGTGTGGGAGCCACAAGAGCCGTAAGCGACCCAAGGTACGCAGATCGATCCGCGCCGTGAATTGGCTCCTTGTACTGAATATTGGGGCTCTTAAGATACGGCGTTGGATCGCCCTGGCCACACAGGATAAATGTTACTTGAGGCATCCGCTTCGCAATCTCGACGATAAAATGGCATCCCTTCCCATCATTGATTCGTCCGAAAAATCCAATCGTATTGGGCAGGGGGGACAGTGAGAGCTTCCACTCGGATATGTCAAAATAGTTGGGGGCCACAAACCAGTAATTATCTGCACTCTTGTTTCCTTTGGCGAGAGTATGGTGGAGCCATGCATAACTCTCAAAGATTCGATAGTTGCGATAAGAGTCGGGGTATCCGATTCCACTCTCGACGGTCACAACATTCAAACCATCAAGCGCGCTGTCGTGGGAGCGACCAAACGGCAGACAGACAATATCTGTAGCTACGGCTCGATAATTCTTCTTGAGTTCGGATTTGAGACGAATATTGAATTCCTCGTATAGGTGTGTCGACCAATTTGCGAGGTTTCCAACATACTGCGTAGGATCCTCCAGTCGACGGACGGCCTCATCGTGCGATACCGTAGGGTTGAGTTTCTTGAAAGATAGAAAGCGGAATACCTCCCATTCCGTCTTGGTCATGAGATCCACATCAACGTTCGCGCCAGAATCAGAGCCCTCAACACCATAGTGGTAGACTTCAAATCCCCGTGCCCGCATCATGGGTGCAAACCGTTTGACCTTGCCTGTGAATGCACAGTGACTGAATTCAGATGTCGTGATTGTATGTGGCAGTGCGAGAATGTGAAGACGAATAGTGGCCATCTGTATTACATTACTCTTAAAACGGATGTGTAAACGTCTACGCAGAGAGTCGTCATACATAACAAAATGAAGCCCCGTTTCAGTGCCTCCGATGTTGCCGGTCTTATTGGGCGTAATCCATACAAGTCTCAGAACGAGTGCCTGCTCAAGGTTATCTCTATGATGCCAAAGTTCAAGCCGTATGTTTTGAACGTCAAAGATGTTATGGGCGCACGTACGGATAGGGAGGTTGTTGTCCAGGCATCACCCGTTGCACTGCGAGCCATGTACGACAGTGTAAACATGGCAGTCAACGCCACGTCCGATCACGAAGTTGAAAAGGCTATTCAGACGTTCCAGACTGCACACGTCAAGCAGGTTATTCAGGAGACACTGGAGGGTAAGCGCGTACCGGCAACCGAAGCTCTCAAAGAGGTCGTAGCACGAATCGCCAGGGGCGAGACGACGATGCAGAAGGAACTCCCTTATCTTGAAGTTCGCTCGGATGTCGTTGCACAGATTCAGGCGACGCAGGAACATCAGGTTCTCGCCTCTGAAATCCAGAAGCGTCGCGGGACCAAGCTGGAGGACAAGGCAGAGAACAATTACGCGGTCGATACGGGGAAGGAAGTGACGGATCGCAATACGTTCACGGACTTTGAGTGTGCCGAGTACCGGCTCATCGGGTACCTGGATGGTATGCAAGACGGGAAGGTTGTTGAGACAAAGAATCGTAAGCGTTTCTGGACTGTCCCGCCTGCGTATGACTTTGTTCAGCTCCGATGCTACATGTTCATGAAGGGCAAGCTGGACGGTGTTCTACTGGAGAACTTTCCAGGCCGTGGTCCGCGCACTACGTCTGTACCGTGGGACGACGAGGCATGGAGGGATATTCATGAGAATCTGTGCATGGTATCAAGTACCATTGCCAATCTTACGGAGGAGGACGCGCAGGACCTCGCACGGAATGTATTTCGGAGCGCTTAATATAAATGAGCGCCCGCCCGACTGATCTCCCTCCCCCCCAGCCATCGAATCAGATTGCCAACCAAATGGCGTCAGACAAGCATTCTGCCACACCCGAGAAGGCGATGGCACCTGCGGATGGGAAGTCCCCTGCGGTTGCATCGTCAAAGCCAGCAACCTCTGCAAAGGCCAAGGTAGTTGGTCTTGTCGGAGGTATCATGCTTCTCCTCGGAGGTATGTGGGCAATTTTTGGCGTAGTGGGCTTCGTTATGGCGCTCATCTGTTTCGGATACTCTGGCTCTGTAGGTGAGAAGCTTTTTGGTCTTCTGGCGGCTATCATGATGGGTCCATTCTACTTTGTATACTATTTCTCCAGCGGATCCTACTGCAAGCGCATGCCTCCTACCCTGTTTTAAGACCGATCCCGAGCTGAGTAAAACGGACTCGTACTGTTCCTACATACACGCACTCAATAACACAATGCTGAAGATTTGCGATATAAACAAGGCTCCCGAGGTTGAAACGTCGTACACGTTTCCTCTGGATCCATTCCAGAAACATGCAATCGCAGCCATCCAGGCTCGTGAAAATGTCCTAGTCACGGCCAAAACGGGCAGTGGCAAGACGCTGGTGGGCGAGTACCAGATCGAGTATTCCCTCAAGCGCGGAGGTCGCGTATTTTACACGACCCCAATTAAATCACTGTCCAATCAAAAGTTTCACGATCTTAAGGAATTGTACGGATCAAATCGTGTTGGCATCATGACGGGGGATATCAAGTTCATGCCCCAAGCAGATGTCGTGGTGATGACAACCGAAATCCTGCGCAATCTTCTCTTCAAGATCGGGACATCAACGGAATGTGTGGGATCCACCGCTTCGCTCTCTCTAGACGGAGTCGATGCTGTCGTCTTCGACGAGGTCCATTACTTCAATAACCCAGAACGAGGCAAGGTGTGGGAGGAATGTCTGATTCTCCTGCCACCGTCGATTCGACTTGTTCTGCTCTCGGCTACGATTGATAGTCCAGATATCTTTGCTCAGTGGATCGGTGAACTGAAACAGGTTCCGTGTCACCTCATCTCCACACAGTACCGGGTTGTACCACTTGAACATCGCGTGCTCGATAAACTTGTGCTTGATGAGAAGGATGTATTCCATAAAGACGCTTATACGAATTATCTCCGACACCTGAAAGGTCTTGACGATGCACAGCGCAAGCACCGCGATGCTGTCAAGGCGCGCGCATCAGATGACCCCGTTGTCATGCGTGAAATCCGGTCCACGGGCTTCCTCCACCAGATGAACCAGATGATTGACGACCTCAATGTCACTGGAAAACTGCCTGCCATGTTCTTCGTCTTCTCACGTAAGAACTGCGAGGCATATGCAGATAAGGTCTCATCTACCCTCATTGATTCGTCAGAAGGGTCAGCTATCAAGAACATCGTGAACTTCCACTTGTCGCGGTATCCGGAGATCCGGACGCTCCCGCAGTACCACACGCTAACAGGCCTCCTCATGAAGGGGATTGCATTCCATCACAGTGGTATGCTCCCAGTTCTAAAAGAGATTGTCGAGATGCTCTTCTCTCGTGGTCTTCTGAAACTCTTGTTTGCAACCGAGACGTTTGCGGTGGGCATCAATATGCCAACTAAGACAGTTATATTCACGAGTTACCGTAAGTATGACGATGAGCGCCAGGATCTGCGCATGCTTCGCACAGACGAGTATATCCAGATGGCTGGTCGCGCAGGTCGACGCGGTAAGGATACGCGAGGGTTCGTATACTATCTCCCCGATCGCAAGCCAGATGCGCTAGAGGATGTCCAAACGATGATGACTGGAAAACAGCAGTCTCTTGAGTCGCGCATGGATTTCCACTACGACTTTCTCTTGAAGTGTCTTCAGAATGGTACAACGGGGTGGCTGGCTCTCGTCAAGCAGTCCTATTGGTACAGGCAACGCCAAGCAGACATCGCGAATGAAACCGCGGAGATCACTACTCTCCAGCAAAGGTATGCGGGGCTCGATGTCTCAGCCTATGAACTGCGCGATATGTACGAAGCACAGGTCCGACTGACGCAGAATGCTGAGAAGAAACGGGTACAGGGACTGCTGGATTCGTGGAAAAATAAGCACGTGGGTCCCAAGTGGGAAGCAGGGTGGCGCGAATTCAAAGAGTTCAAAAAGAACCGTGATCGCATCCTATATCTCCAGGCATCCGTGGAAAAACTTCAGACGGTGGAAGTCCCGTTCTTGGCGAATCTGGAACGACTCGGGTATGCCGAGGGCGAGACGCTAACAGAGGAAGGGGTTCTTGCCTCAGAAATCAACGAGGGCAATCCTCTGGTGATGTCCAAGATGTTTATGCGAGGGTTCAGGCTTCAGCGTGCCGAATTGGTGGCTCTGCTCTCCTGTTTCGTGGAAGGCGAGAAGACGGAGGATCCGATTACAGTAGACTCTCTCCGAGTTCCCGAGACCCTCAGAAACGCTCTCTTGGCTGTCCACACAATTGCCCAAGATCTGTCGGCCCATGAGAACCCCAAGAGCCCCGAAGGATACTGGTCAATCCACAACTACTGGCCTGAAGTCGTCTATCGATGGATGGAAGGCGATGAGATGGCAATCCTGTGCTCTCAGTATGAGATCTATGAAGGTAATTTCATGAAGGCGATTCTGAAGACTGCCAACATTGTGGACGAGTGGATTACTCTCGCAACTATCGCCAAAAAACTGGAGGTCCTGGAAACCCTGCGCGAGGTTCGAACGGATCTAGTTCGTGGTCTCGTGATTCCCGACTCCCTCTACCTGCGTCTTTAGTTTCTCAAGATAGAGAATGCCGTCCATCAGTTCATCTTGTGCGTGTTGAATCCATTGAAGTGTAGTAAGATCTCCACGATCCAGTGTAGTCCCGTATTTTTGCTGTCCCAACTCTGAACGCTGTAGGAACTTCTGCACGACCGACGCCACAATACTATCGTTCATACCTTTTTAGATATACACGATAGTTCTGCTTAATATACAATGCCTCTCCACAAATTTCAGCCACATCTTCGCCAGCTCTTGACTACTGGAGTTGTTCATGGGCGGTGTGCAGTATTTCTAAACAATATTCCGACAACCGACGGATATTGTGGAGACTTTGTTACATTCAAAACTTGGATTGATTACCCAGATGTCTTCACCAAGTTTCCTATTGATATAGAAGGTGCAGAAATCAGGATGTCTGGAATGTTTGGTGAGATTACGTGTCAATTTTTGGATGGCAAGTGGACTACGACGTCATATGCTCCTAGATGTACGGATTCGGAATCGCCTCCTTGAGCGGGGATACCGTTACGACAGTGGGAGTAAACTGCATGATCTTTTTGGGCTGTCGGCGACGAACAAGCATGACAACCCCCGCAAATGCGACAGCGACCGCAATGCCTCCAAGACCACTGCCTACTGCAACAGCCATAATACTAGTATTGGCTGGAAGGGGGGATGCGCCAGTAACGACTGTTCGGATAGCAACTGCCACAGAAGAAGGACTCACCCCTGCGCGGATAGGTGGCGAGGCAGTCTCTGTTGAAGTCACCGAGGCCGATGCACCCTTACTTCCAGTTGCGGTTCCAGTCCCAGTCCCAGTCCCAGTCCCCGTAGCCGAAGGACCTCCCGACCCCGCTTCCGGAACAGTTAGTACCGCATTATAGTTGTTTCCATTCTTGGAAATGACCATGAGAGACCAGAGGGATACGGTTCCAGCCCCCGCTACGGGAGGAGTCCACGTAGCCTTGATGACCGTGCGAGACGAAGCGCTTGTCTGTGTAATGGATCCCGGGCATCCCGTGTTGGAATGCGAGTACGAATCACCTGCTGTAAACGACCCTGCCATATTTGCGGATCCAGAAGGAAAGCTTGTGGGCGTTCCCTTAAGTGGCGCCCAGCTCCATCCCTTGAATGATGTGGACGTTGCTTGGATCTGAGCCGTATACGTCTGCCCCGCCGACCACGAGGTCACTGCCGTACCTGTAGAATCGAGAAGAGACAATGTCCAATCCGTAGGAAGAGATGTCTTGAATGTCCCATGGTTCACAGTTTGACAGTCTCGGGTGCCAGAGCTGTACGCCTGTCCGGCGACAAATCCGACGGCAAAAAGTATGGAACGTAGCATTACTTTACAGAACGACGAGTTATTAAACGCCTATTCGCGATCCCCCCCCTGACGAATCTTGAACCCGAGCTGAATTCGGTTGACTGCATAATCAACCCAACGATGTTGAATAATATCTAGAACAACCCCGTGTCCGGGAAATTCGATTTCTTCGTCGCCATCGGCATCCATCCGTTCATTATGAAGGATATAGAAGTCAATGAGAGTATACGGGACATCCTCACGGTCACGTCCCATCGCCCAGCGAATCGTTTCTGAGATCGTTCGATCCGCGCAAGACTGTCTCTCCGGATCGTTCGAAGAGTGGATATATGCTTGTTGGTTATGACAATTCCATGTTATGGTGATATTGTCGTTGTCATGAAGGTCTCTAAATAGTGCTACGATATACTCGTCGTCATTGTCGTCGTCGATATCCTCTAACACATTCTGAATCGCTCCTTGGCGTCGCAAGGGGAAATTGGAGTACTGCATATTCTATTATTGTTATACAGATGGTATATCGAGCTATATAGATTCGTTTTTATCGTCAAGTTGGATCTCACAGTATGTGTATATCTTGTTCTGTGCGAGAGGTTTCCAGTGACTGTGTAAAAAAGTCCTTCGCTCCCACGTGTATGCAAGTCGCTCGGGAAACCCCGGGCGGTGAAACGTGAGGGTGGTTATATCTATGTCGTAAATGGGCTGTCCAATAACATGCTCTAGAGACTTGCCTATCGACATTGGTTGTGGAATAATTCGCCCATCAATGAAGACAGATCCAGTTTCTGGAAAGCACAGGACGGGTATCAATCGGTTGTCAATTAAAAAATTGGCCACTCGCTCAGGAGTATTTACTGGAAGAGAGTTAACACGGAGACCTGTGTAGAATGCCATACTATTATTCTTAAATTTTATTTAGTCATTGTGACCTCCGGGAAACGCAATCTCGAACGAAAGGTGATGGACCTCCTTCTCGAGCTCGTCCCACTTGAAGTCTAGAAACTGCTTATAGAAACCCTTGAGCGCGTTGCGGTGCTCGTCTGCCTCGCTATTTTGTACACCGACATACCCAGTGTGTGGCCAGTCATAATTAAAGTCTGCCTCCCCAGCGTGAATCCACCGGCACGTCTGGCCGATTGTCCACGACTGGTCGGGAATAATTTGGCCGATGGTCGTGTCGGCCACTCCCCTCCCCCCGCACCCAGTATCGTTCTCGCACTTACACGAACCTGCGTAGCACGCGAACAGAGGGTCCATAACGTAGAATGTACCTGTAGAAATGTCGCGCCAGATATCCAGTTGATAGTCGTTCGGGTAGTTGTCGGAGTTGAAGTGGATACTTGCGATACGCTTGCTCATGTTGTTGCTGTTGGTTGTTGTTGTTGTTGTTGCGGGACTTCCTATATTTTCATGCTACGGATGGATCCGTTTTTGTCATGTGGAATACCATGCGCTGTTTCCACGTGGGGCGTTGCATATCTAGGAAATAACGGACATTCACACCGGTTCCTTCGAGAAACTCATTGTGGCATGTAATCATTCGTTGCCAGTCGGGAATCCACACGCGTGTATCTGACACGATAATGCCCAGAACGTCCTCTGGCTTGCGCTGGATGATGTCCAGAAAGGCTAGATCCCGGGCATGCTTCTTCGCGAACTTCTGCAGTCGGTTACAGTCATCTCGCGCCTCGGGGACTGGCATTCCCTTCATAGCCATTTGGTTCACAACATCGGCCCAACGTCGGATGGGAGATGTTCCGTGGCAGTATCGCGACTGGAAGCCCCAGTGCTGAACGCCTGGAGACACGTGTTCATACGTTGCAGCGGAATATGCAAACATGCGAGCGTTCAATCCAAGAGTCACGTACTTGTCCATCTTCTCGACATCCGGTGCTGAATGATGCCGGAGAAGACCCTTACCTAGCTTGGTGAGTTCCTCGGCCATCTGTTTGTTGTAAAAGATCATCAGTTCAGCCACCCATTCGTGCGGATCAAAGAGAGGACGACCCGCAACATGCTCACATACGGCAATCAGCGTCTTCAGCGGGAACTCTGCGACTCCACGACATGTATCGTAGGTATACGTTTTCTTGTTGATAATGGTCACCTCTTTAAAGTGTGGAGACACGATCTCGCCATTCGTCCAATCAAAGATCAGAGCATATCCGAGGCGCTTTTCACCCGGTAGAAGAGACATCTTCCCCTCCAATGATTTAGGGAACATGTTGCGCACGGCCATTCCCCCATCGTAGAGAGACTGGCCAATGCTCTGTGCATGCGTCATCCACGGATTTGCACGTACCCATTCGGCGACGTCTGCGATGGTGATTGCAACCTTTGTGGTTCCCATCTCGGTCCAGATACTGATGCAGTCATCAATATCTACACACCCGAGTGGGTCGATATTGATCGTGGGAACATCGAGAATTGGGCGCGAGTAGCAAGGCTCCTTCATCTCGGGGATCTTCATCCAATACGTAGGAGAATACGCAACGTGGATTGCATTGCGTTCGGCGAGGGGGTCGCCACACGTTCCGATAACATCTATGAGCTGTCCGCGGGGGATCTTATCATCGTTGATCTTTTCTGCAACTATCAAGATATTCTTCTTGAGATCGCGATGCGAAGAAGCCACCACCATCTGGGGAAACTGTGTATTTAGTGGATGGAAGAGGTACATCGGAACATTGCGCGATGTCATTCCATAACGAGTCTTGCTTGTCAATTGGAGAACACCTGCGATGTGAGACATTGTATTGCTCTCCACTTTCCATCTACGTACAAGACCCGTTTTTAATATAATGTGTGGCATTTGGTTACTTGTCGGCGCCCAACAGGGTGATCCGCTAGCATCCAAACGGCGTGGTCCCGATCACACGTACATTTGCAAGTATCCCGACTTTCAAATGGGTTTTCACCGTCTGGCCATCCACGATATCACAACTGCCGGGCGCCAGCCGTTTGTAGAAAAGCTGGAAAATGGGCTTTCCTTCGTCTACATGTGCAATGGGGAAATATACAACTACAAGGCACTCATCGCCGACCACGGATTTGTGATGTCGTCGGGATCGGACTGTGAGGTCATCGGTAAATTATATGCACAGTCTCGCGATATTAAGGAGGTGGCTCGTCAGCTCGATGGCGAGTTCGCCATTGCAGGTGTGCTTCTGGATGCCAACAGCAATGTGCTCGAAACGGTAGTAGCGCGCGATCAATACGGTGTGCGCCCACTCTACTATATTCACAACGGCAAGGGTTGGGTGTTCAGTTCCGTGCTCGCAGGTGTCCCTGCCCCTGCGAAACACTTTCCACCAGGCGAGTGCTGGACAATTGTGCGCGGAACCGATGTGCGCACGCAAGTCATCTATGACGCCCCCAGATACCCCTCCGCCCCTACATCCGATATACTCGTGCTGTATACGCGTGTTGCAAACGCACTCATACGCTCCGTGGAAAAGCGTCTCGACAGCGACCGGCCAATTGGGTTCCTTCTATCTGGAGGTCTCGACAGCAGTTTGGTGGTGTCTATTGCCACTCGTCTGATTGGAAAGGATAGGGTCCGTACGTTTAGTATCGGGATGGAGGGTTCTGAAGATCTTCGATATGCGCGCGAGGTTGCAACGTTTCTGGGAGTCCAGCACACAGAAGTTCACTTCACAGAGCACGAGGGTATTTTCGCCATCCCAGATACGGTGGGAGCGATTGAGACGTACGACATCACAACTATCCGTGCTTCCGTGCCACAGTTCTTACTCGCCAAGTATATTCGAGAGAAGACGGATGTCCGCGTTATCTTGAACGGCGACGGAGCTGATGAAGTTCAAATGGGGTACATGTACTTCCACAACAGCCCCTCTGCCGAGGATGCACGGTCCGAAACGGAGAGACTGCTCAAAGATATTTACATGTTTGACGGTCTACGCGTAGACAGGACGTTGGGCGCACACGGTCTAGAAGCGCGAGTTCCCTTTTTGGACCCCGAGTTCGTAGAAGCAAGTTTTGATGTTCCGCTTCACCTTCGTAGGCAGGGGATGGAAAAACAGTTTATTCGTTCCGCTTTTCAGTTGCTGTACCCCGACTGCCTACCCCGCAACGTTCTGTGGCGCAGGAAGGAAGCATTCAGCGACGGCGTGTCACAGCAGGGTGTATCGTGGTATACACTGATTCAGAGGGCGCTTCAGAGCAACGCAATTACTCCCGTGCCTCACATCCAGCCACACACCCCCGAATCTGCATGTTATCGCAAGTTGTTCGATGCTACATTTCCCGGGCAGTATGAAATTCTACCGTATTACTGGATGCCCAAATGGTCAAAGACAACCGATCCCTCGGCGCGGACACTTGCCACCTAGAAGCCCAGTCCCGTGCTAGCTCCCTCTACGCGCTTCGGGCACGACCCGCACATCTTCTCCTTCTTCGGCGTGATTACCTGCGTAGGCTTGAAGAAGTAGAGGATTGCAAATACAACGGCAAGGCCCGCGGCGATATAGCACCAATACTGAGAGAAGAAGTTCGTTACCGATTCCATAATTGCACCACCTTTCATAGTCTTGGCCATTTGTATTTTATTGACACTTTTTTTAGCTTAGAGATAGTCATTATTTGATACATCAAGATGTACACGACTGCGTTCCATGCGTCAATCGAGGATGAAGAAACCCCACAGGCCGTCCGCCTTGCAGAGTACATTGACACATACGTTGATCCGGATACTCTCTATGATTTTGGATGCTCGACGGGTATCTATGTTCGAGAAATGAAGGCCCGGCGTCCGGCTATACGTGCACACGGGTATGAATTTTCACAGGATGCTATCGACAATGCCGTCATCCCAGACAGCATCATCCATCGCGTCAATCTCACGGAGTCCGAATGCATCGACATCGAAACGCGGGTGGGAAATAATACACTTGGGATATGTCTCGAAGTGCTCGAGCACATTGAGGATGCGAAATGGCCCATTGTCCTGGGCAATATCATCCGAAACTGCAATATCTTGATTTTTTCGGCGGCTCTTCCGGGCCAAGGGGGGACTGGACACATCAATTGTCGGCCACGCATTGATTGGATCCGCAGATTCGCAGAGCTGGGGTGGGTCGTTGACTTGGATGCCACACAGCACTTGGTCAACTTTATGCGCGGGGGTGTTCATATGGGGTGGTTTGTAAATAACGCAATCGTCCTTGTTCCGCGGGGGGATGAACATCCCGTATATTTCCATAACCATTATCTGTTTTAACACTGTGTGCGCATACATACAACAACAATGGGTATCCCTTACTTTTTCGCATCGCTCATTCGTAAGCACAGATCCATTGTCACCAAGATCCGAACACATCTTCGCCCACAGATATGTGCGATGGATTTCAATGCATTTATTCACACATACCTTGACGATACGCGACCTGTTCCGAGTATCGTGGAGGCACTTCAGACATTTTTGGACAATACGTGTCAGCCGAGTGTACTGTACATCGCGATGGACGGTGTCGTGCCATATGGAAAGATTGTGCAACAGCGCTATCGGCGATTTCGGGAGTCGGCACCCGGAATCTTTGATCGCAATCAGATTTCTCCTGGCACTCCATTCATGCGCGAACTCGATACCGCCATTCGGAGCAGGTTCCCACACGTTGTCATGAGCTCGACGCTGGAGCCGGGTGAGGGTGAGCACAAGATCTTCAATTGGTTGAAGACGCGTTCTGAACGTGACGTGTATATTTATGGGCTTGATGCAGACCTCATTCTGTTGTCTCTGTACCACCCGTACGTCAGCCTCCTGCGCGAGAACCAAACGTTCGGAGGTAAGGCAGGTGAGGGATTCTCTGTTCTCTCTGTGGGATCGCTAGCTGGGGTTCTACCCATCCCATCTGCACAATACGTAGCGCTGTGCGTGCTCTGTTTCGGTAATGACTTTATGCCATGTATTGGCATGTTCTCTCTTCGTGAAAGCGGTCATGATCGCGCAATGAAACTATATGAGGTGGCAGGCAACCCAGACCTACTGACTCCAGCCGGTCGACGGACGTTCTTGGAAGTGGCAGGGAGGCAGGAGGGGGCAGTGTATCGCAAGGCCATGGGTACGCGTCAGAAACCCGCAGAGGTTGCCGTCGTTTCTCGAGATTCGAAACACATGGAAGAACGATACAATCTCCACGTTCTTGACGGACTACATTCGACGCAGATCCAGTCTCTGGTCGGCGCATTCTGGAAGACATTTCATTGGACGCTTCATTACTTTAGCCGGAACGAGTGTCTCGACTGGAACTGGGTGTATCCCCGATCTGAGTCACCCCTTGTTACACAGCTCTTGCGGTACCCCGAAGGCGCACCCGTCTGGTCTGGACGCGTCCCCGCATTTGATGAAAAGAGACAGCTACAGTTCATTCTTCCACGTGCGTCACTGAAGCATACGGGTCATCTACCGAGATTCCACGATGAGTTTTATGATGAAGAAAAGGATACAAGGATTCCGTGGATGCGTTCCTACAAGTGGGAAAGTGAACCGCTCATTTCAGTGCCTAGCGGAGAGATGACAGACGTCCAATCTTTCCATTTCGCAGAAGAGAATATCCCTGCACCGGTGCTATAATCTTGGGAATATTGGGAGTGCTGTTCAAATTACTCAGCTGTTCCACGAGGGGGGAAACCTGAATGGAACCGGCATACTCCAGAAGACTGCTCCAGACAACCGATCGGGATGCCCAGTAATTCTCCTCGATCGAAAACAGTTCTTTAAGTTTAGGGGCTGTGGATATGCCCGACATGGTCATATTTTTCATCCAATCGCCACGAATATACAACAAGTATTCGCGCCGTTTTTGAGTGACTATCGCTTCCGGGAATACGCGCTGAAGTTCGCGCACACTCTCTTCCACCGAGTAAATAGGCTTCTGTGTCCGCGCATTGACAGTGTTGTGCGCCCGGAGTACAAATTCAACAACACCCTTGCGAGTGTTTGTCCACGTCGGAAACTTACTGCCGTAATGAGAGAGCATGTCGCCAAAGTGTTTCGAACACGACGGACAGAGAATCGTCTCTTGAAACGACACCAGCCAACGGCGAAAAAGTTCCTTCTCGTATGCAGTCGCTTGTTCGGGGTATCCGGCAGCGATAGAGTGCAGTGTTATCCAGCCCAGGGGGCCCCAGCGCATCGTCATTATATAAAACAATTAGGAAAGAAGACCCGCCCCAACCGAATCAGCATACAGCGTCCTCAGAACACTCGGAGGGATCGTCTTCTTGCTTCCTGAAATAATCTTCTTCTCAACTAGTTTTTTACGAATTGTACCGATATCCAGGTTATATGCCTTGGCGCGAGCAGTCTTGCGCATTTTCTCTACGCTCTTGTCTGTCGCCAGGCGAACAGATCGCTTGCGGGTGGGCGGGGCCTTGGTGGGGTTGCGGGACGGAAGCACGCGCGCTGTCTTACGCAGAATACCCTTAGGAAACGTCTTGGTACGGCGCTTACCACCCTTTACACCGGGGCCCCATGGCATGCCGATGGGGTTTTGGGGCTGTGTGATCTGTCCCACGACAGCGGACTTGTCAGTCCCGTTGAATGCTGGATCACTACCCTCTTTTATGATGGTGATCTTGTCACTCGGCGAAGCGAACTCGTAGTCCATTACTAAAAACGGATATTATCTCTTACGCCGAAGATGTGTAGTAAAAGAACATTATGGACGCTATCCGTGTGTATTTCCAGAAGGGCGTGGCGCGCTTTGCCGAGTCGCAGATTGAGCCCTTCGAGGATTTCCTGTATAATAAATTACCGCTCATTCTTCGTTCCACGCCGCCCATCGTCGTGTGGCACGATCAAGATGAGGTGACGAAAAAGTACAAGTACGAGTTTCGACTGTCGTTTGATAATGTATCCTACCTCAAGCCTCGTATTCAGGAGGCGACGGGGCGACTGAAGCAGATGCTTCCGTACGAGGCGCGCATCCGTAATTTCACATACGCCGCCCAGATGTTTGTGGACATTACCCTCCGTGTCCGTACCTATTCCGGACCTGGCCTCGCAGAGGTCCACGAGGACAGCAAGATATTCGAGGGGATTTCCTTGGGCAAGATTCCGGTCATGCTGGGTTCGTCACTCTGCGTACTCAAGGATTATCCGATGACGATGGAGGAGCTGGGCGAGTGCCCCTACGATCCGCTGGGCTACTTCATCATTCACGGTGGCGAGCGCACAATCCTCTCACAGGAGAAGGTGGCAGACAACCGTATCATGGTCTTCCTCAACAAGAAGACCACGACGAAGCACACGCATGCGGTAGAGATGAAGTCCCTGCACGAGAGCTTCACACTTCCACCCAAGAAGCTGGAGATCCGCATTTCCAGCAAGTTCAATGGTCTCGGATACCCCCTCACGGTCTGTCTTCCGCGCTTCCGCGAGGATATTCCGCTGATGGTCTTCTTCCGCGCGATGGGGATTACCAAAGACAAGCAGGTCTTCGAGCTTCTGCGTGATGCAGATGAGAACTATCTGGCTGCGTCGTTCAAGGAGTGTGCAGACATCGGAGTCTTCAGCCAGCAGGATGCGATCGAATATCTGTCGCACCATCTGCAGTATCCCCCGGCAACAGAGGACAAGACGCCCCATGTGCGCGCTCTCCTGCTCACTGAGTTCCTGCCTCACGTCAGCCTGTCGGACGAGAACCCTCCTCAGGATATCTTGATTGCGCGCAAGGTCAAGATCATTGTGAGCATGGTCTACAAGCTCCTCAAGACTGCAAAGGGCGAGATCCCGCAGGATGATCGTGATGCCTACCCCAACAAGCGCGTCGTCACCACGGGCGCCCTTCTGACACACCTCTTCCGTCAGCTATTCCAGAAGGTCTGTAAGGACATTCGTAGCAAGTTCGTTCACGAAATTAACAACGACAACTGGAAGCGCTCGGGCCGTGTCCTGGATGTTCTAGTTCTCTCAAATCTCTACAAGATTCTCAAGGTGTCCTCCATCGAGGGCAAGCTCAAGCAGGCGCTGGCAACGGGCAATTTCACGGTGCAGGGCTTGGGAACTTCGAACTCAACATCTCTCTCGAACGCCACCAAGTCTGGTGTCTCACAGGTTCTCAACCGTCTGTCGTACAATGCTACGCTCTCGCACGTCCGTCGCATCCAAACACCGGTAGAGAAGTCGGGTAAACTCCTGGCACCGCGCAAGCTGAATGGATCCTCGTGGGGCTTCGTCTGTCCCGTCGAGACGCCAGAGGGCCATTCGGTGGGCATTGTCAAGACCATGAGTCTGATGTCCAGCATCTCAGCACACGTTCCCTCCTTCGTAGTCCTCAACCTCTTGAAGGAAATTGAGGGTGTCAAGTGGATTGCAGATATCTGGACGACGGGTTCTGTCTCCATCCTCGTGAACGGTGTTATCGTAGGGTACACGGAGACGCCCGCGACCGTGCATAGGGCTCTCAAGCAGGGCAAGTACACGGGTCGCATCCATCCACAGATCTCGGTAGCCTGGAACATCATGGAGAACCGCATTCTCGTAGAGACGGATGCGGGTCGTCTGGTTCGCCCCGTGTTTCGTGTAGAGAATGGCAAGCTTCTTCCTCGCCCGGCATCGACCAACTGGAACGACTGGGTCATGTCCTGTATCGAGTATATTGATTCCAACGAGTCAGAGGTTCTCCGCATAGCAATGTTCCCGGAGGAGATCACAGCCTCAAACACGCACTGTGAGATTCATCCGCACATGATTCTCGGCCACATGGCGGCCACGATTCCACTGTCGAACCATAATCAGTCGCCTCGTAATGCATATCAGTCAGCCATGGCAAAGCAGGCAATGACGATGTATGCATCCAACTACCACAAGCGCCTTGATCGCAATGCGTACATGCTCTGTTCGCCAGAGCGTCCCATTGTGGAGACGCAGATTATGAGCATCTTGAATATGCACAAGATGCCCAGTGGCGCGAATGCCATTGTCGCCATCGCCTGTTATTCGGGATATAACCAGGAGGATTCCGTGATTCTCAACCGTGGTTCGCTCAACCGCGGGTTCATGCGTGGATTCTACTACACGGTGTACAAGGACGAGGAGCACCGGAATGTCTCGAGCGGTCGCGAGGAGCGCTTCTCCAAGCCGAAGCAGGAGAGCACGCGGAGCTACAAGCATTCGTCATACGCCGCTGTGCAGGAGAACGGCATGCCTGCAAAGAACTCTGTCGTACAGGAGAATGATGTGGTAATTGGCAAGGTTGTCAACCTCCGCTCTGACCCACACGGGTATACCTACCGCGATCTTTCGACGACGCACAAGAATGCTGAACCTGCGCGTGTCGACGGTGTGTGGCAAGACAAGAACTCGGATGGCTACCCATTCGTCAAGGTCCGCATGATCTCTGAACGCATCCCACAGATTGGTGATAAGTTTGCTTCGCGCGCTGGTCAGAAGGGCACGTGTGGAATGATTATGGATGAGTGCGATATGCCGTTTACTGCAAGCGGTCTGCGCCCAGACATTATTATGAACCCTCACGCCATTCCCTCGCGCATGACGATTGCCCAGTTGCTGGAGACAATGTATGGGCGCGTCGGAACTGCACGGGGGACGCTGGGGGACGGCACTCCCTATTCCCACCTGGGCCTTGACGAACTCAAAGAACACATGATCAAGCTCGGTCTGCATCCCTACGGCAATGAGATGATGTACAATGGTCAGACGGGCGAGATGATGGAGGTCGAGATCTTTATTGGGACTACACACTATCAGCGCCTCAAGCACATGGTGATCGATAAGGCCCATTCTCGCGGACGTGGTCCCATTGTTTCACTGACGCGCCAGCCGTGTGAGGGTAGGGCACGCGATGGTGGTCTGCGCGTGGGTGAGATGGAGCGCGACTGCTTCATTTCCCATGGAACATCCGTCTTCATCAAGGAGCGCTTGATGGATGTGTCCGATCCCTTCACGACAGGCGTGTGCACCAAGTGTGGTTCGCTCTCTACAATCAATGAGAAGGATCATCTCTATGAGTGTAGGGGGTGCGGTGCCAAGTCGGGAATCGAGAACAAGACCATCCCGTACGCGGTCAAGCTGTGGATCCAGGAATTGGAGGCGATGCATATCTCTCCTCGCATGGTATCGTCGTCCTAGTAAATAACGGAGAGTACCCCGTTGCACAGGTTGGTTTTTTGGTTTCCCGCAACATATACACGTTTGGTTGCTGTGATCAGCACACTCGAACTATAGATTGCAGAGTAGGAGATATCGAATATATTATGGACATTCAAGCACATATCGAGCTGGTTGATTGTTCCAGACGATACAGTTAAGTACGCATAAAATGGAGAGATAGACATTGCTGGCGACGATGTTGGGGTGTACAGATTTGTGATGGTCGATGAGATATTCGTAACTGCAGAACCGTATACCTCAGTCATGAACACATTGCAGTTATTTCCGACAAATAGCGTGCGGATACCCACGCCGCCAGTGACATTGTCAATGAACGCTGCGGGACTCGACGCAATATAGGATACGTTCGAGAAGTCTACGATAACATCCAAATTACTAGATCGAGGATTTTGAGAATTTACTTCAAACTCGTTGGACCCGGCTCCGAACACCAATCGACTTCCCTGTGTAACTAACGAGGGAGTGGATTGAATGGAGATCCCGTTTAGAGTATCGTAGACCCATCGAATATTCCCAGAACTGGAGACTGAGTACATGCGCCCTGTTGAGGTTCCGATGTAGAGGGATGAACCGGTTACATAGGGTGACGTCGTAAACAGCTCTCCGCTTCCTACAGCATTCAGTGTCCACACCGTATTTCCATTCGAGTCAACAGATTCAAGTGTATTGCTTCCAGCAACAAACAACATATTATTCAGGAATGCAGGCGAACCCACGGGTGTAAACGGTAGTGCATTCGACCAGCGCACAGCTCCAGTCGACGGATCCAGCATTGCGAGGGTCGTCCCCGCGACGACACCGACAAGTCCCTGAGTCGATACCGCGATCGGCTGTACGACAGGACCGTAACCGAGATTGTTCGACCACGAGAATCGGGGTAGGGGGACCGTATCTTTACTCGTATTGTACTTGAACACGATACCCGTACTGCCCGCAAGGTATATGTCCCCCACAGGGCTGAGGGCAGGTGCTCCCGTTATAATTCCAGTGTTACTTACGACAACATATGAGATGGAAAATGTCGCATTTGAGGCTATCGTTGCTAAACTTACTCGACGATCACTGAATTGTGTCGTAGGGCGTTCTGTAGGGATTACGGGAACAACCGGAATAACAATGGGCGGTGGAGGTGGCGGGGTGGGAGGAAGACGCAGAATTGTTGCGCACGCGACGTAGGGTGTCAATTTGCATCCGAGATTTGGGTCGGGGGTCAGGAACTTGCGATTCGGCGATCCCCAGCCCCAGTATTCGCGTGGCGAAAATGTGGGGTGGGCGCGCTTACAATTGCCGGGAGCTGGCAGTCCACAATTGGCGAATTGCTGACGAGGGGGGTAATTAGATACACCCACCCGTTCGATAAATCCAAAGGAGAGATTCACAAGTGCAGATGAGTTGCTTCCAGATATATCCGTCGTAAAATAAAGATTGTTTACAGTGTCGGAGAGGACTGCGCGCGTATTGATTAGTTGGCGCTGAAATGGGTCTACTGCATTCGGATCAGTCCCTCCACCTGCAACATCGGTTATGAGATCCGTATCTGTAAGGCGCATGCGTATAATGCTCTCGCCGGGTAGGGAAATACCGATAACCGTGTTATTATTATTGTCAAAGTAGACACTCAAGTAGTTTTCATTTTGAGGTGCCTGATAATAGATGGCGAGCTCTCCAGTATCTTTGATAAAATCATAATAAGAAATTGTATTGTTGTTATTATCCGTCACAAAGAGCCGTGTTTGTTCCGCCTCAAACGCCAGATCGTAGAATGCCGGAGTGTACAGGGGATTTGTGTTTGAGTACAGAGTTGTGGTGTTTGTATCAAATCCATAATTGGCCAAATAGCGAATGCTTATTCCACTCTGTGCAACAAAGTACACATACCCCAGAGAATCAACAACCACCCCGCCCGTGTTGTCGCCTACGGTGTATATATTGGAATTCGTCCCTGTCGTAGTATCAATCGTCGAATTGGACAGGACGTCTGTAGTGCTGTATCTACAGAGAGCATTCGCACCGGGCATGCCGATGTACGTATACAAACCACCATTGTCGGTGGCCAGAGCACTTATCTGATTTGAATTTGATACTCCGCCAATTTTAACATCAACCTTCGTTGAACCCATGACGGGACTGTAGCGATACAAATTACCGGTCGATGTTCCGACAAGTATATTATTAAAGGTTGAATCAACAGCGGAAGGAACAATGCACAGTGACGTGATGTATCCACTCGTTGTCATAACGTTTGTTAGAACGTTCGACGTTGACATTCTTATATATACTGCCGTATCAAAATTAACGATATTCCATCGTGGATGACTGCTCCCCAGTACGCAGAGTACCACGATGTCTTAAACCCAAGAAGCATGACGAGAATAACAATGATGGATCGTAGGAAGGTATTGATCAATACATTCGACGTGGGGTATCGGAACAGAGTTTCCATTAATCATCATTAGGGAGAAAATATTTTCTCTTTTGAAAACGCACGACGCGGAGAAGGGGTCGCCACGCGATCTCCGAGAAAAAAATTCTCTTGACTAGGAACATAACAAACTATGGGCGGTGGACTTATGCAACTCGTCTCGTATGGAGCGCAGGATATCTATATCTCGGGCAACCCCCAGATTACCTTCTGGAAGGTGCTCTACAAGCGCCACACCAACTTCGCCATGGAGGCGATTGAGGTGACGTTCAACGGCCAGGCCGACTTCGGTCGCCGCGTGACGGCCGTGATCTCCCGTAACGCCGACCTGATGTACCGCACGTACATCCAGGTGACGCTCCCGCAGGTCGCGCTGACGGACGCCAACGTGCGCTTCCGCTGGCTCAACTACGTCGGTCACCGCCTGATCAAGCAGGTGGAGATCGAGATTGGCGGCTCCCGCATTGACCGCCAGTACGGCGACTGGATGCAGATCTGGACGCAGCTGACGCAGCCCGTGGGCACCCAGTCGTCCTTCGACGACATGGTTGGCAACTCCGCCGACCTTGTGCTGCTCAAGGACGGCTCGGGCGTTGCGCTCGACGCCACGTGCGCCGCCTCCGAGGCGACCAACTCGTGCTTGTCCCGCGCCGGCACGCCGCTGAAGACGCTGTACATCCCCCTCCAGTTCTGGTACTGCCGCAACCCCGGCCTGGCCATCCCGCTGATCGCGCTCCAGTACCACGAGGTGCGCATCAACGTGGAGTTCGAGCAGAACTACAACTGCTGCTACGCCGACAAGGCTGCCTCTGACCCGCTCGCGGGTATGCCCACCCAGTCTGGCCTGTCCCTGGGCAACGGTGTGACGTCCATCTCCCAGCTCCAGCTGGTGGCCGCGTCGCTGTATGTTGACTACGTCTACCTGGACACGGAGGAGCGCCGCCGCTTCGCCCAGCAGTCGCACGAGTACCTGATCGACCAGCTCCAGTTCACGGGCGACGAGACGGTCACGGCCTCGAGCAACAAGATCCAGATGAACTTCAACCACCCCGTCAAGGAGCTCGTGTGGGTTGTGCAGCGCGACTCGTTCGTGGACTGCAACTCCCCGCCGACGCCCTGGATCACGGAGGCGCTGGGCCAGCAGCCCTTCAACTACTCCGACGACTGGACCACGGATGGCATTGTCACGGCCGTGCTCGGCCGCGGTGCCCTGGCCACGTCGGGTGGCGCTATCCCGACCTGGGCGGCGACGCCCAGTGGCGGTGCCGGTGCCGGTGCCACGGGTGCCTACGCGCAGGTCTACCTGCCCGGCCTGGGCGCTGCCTCGGGTGCGGGCCTCTCCACGGGCTCCCAGATCTACAACACGGATGGCACGCCCGGCGACGACAACTTCTTCGAGGGCACCACGAACTACCTGCTCGCCAAGGTCATCCTCGCCTCCAACGTCAAGTGCGAGGGCAAGAACCCGGTGGAGGTTGCCAAGATCCAGCTCAACGGCCAGGACCGCTTCGACGAGCGCGAGGGACGCTACTTCGACAAGGTGCAGCCGTGGCAGCACCACACGCGCACGCCGTCGGTGGGCATCAACGTCTACTCGTTTGCCCTGAAGCCCGAGGAGCACCAGCCCAGCGGCACGTGCAACTTCTCCCGCATCGACAAGGCGACGCTCAACCTGACGCTGTCGGTGAACTCTGTCCGCGACCAGCGCACGGCCAAGGTCCGCATCTACGCCGTCAACTACAACGTGCTCCGCGTCATGTCCGGCATGGGTGGCCTCGCGTACTCCAACTAAACACCTTAGTTTTCTAGTGGTGGTTATCTGGATCTGAAACACTAAAAATTAAAAAGTAATCCCGGAAACGGGGTTCAATACGACTCATAATTATGAAGCGTATTGATAATGAACTTTCAGAGTCGTAGCCAGGCACAGCAGGATCTTTTTGTATGGTCTCTTCTTCCGAAGCGCGAGGGGTCCTTCCTCGATATTGGATCGCACGATCCCATCTATATCAACAACACATATGAGCTCGAACAGAGCAAGGGGTGGAGGGGGTATCTCTTCGATGTAGATGCCAAGTGGATCAAACCAACACAGGCTTGTCGACTGTCTCCGTTTGTTTATGCGGATTTGACAAACTTTGACTGGACTACCTTCATACAAACGTACAAGCTCTCTGGAAAGAGGTTCGATTACATGTCTTTTGATATTGACCATGCCTCACTCCCTGCTCTCCGGCGATTTCCGTTCAATGACATCTCCTTTTCCATTGCAACTGTCGAGCACGACTCGTACCGGTTCGGAGAGGCGGTGGCCGATGAAATGCGCGATATTTTTACGAAGAATGGATATGAAATTCTGTGCAAGGATGTGATGTTGAATGATAAACCATATGAAGACTGGTATGTCCACCCCTCGCTCCTCGCAGAGAATCCATCTGCCGAGCGGTTTCGATGCGAGGGACTTGAGTTTTCTGAGATCATCAAAAGAATATGAACATATTGCCCCTTCCGGTAATTGGGCGTTCCGCCTCCCTGCGAATAACCGGCTTTCCAAAGTCGTAGAGTGGGATGTGATTCCACGCAAGGAATCCATGTGAGATCTTGGGAAACAGTGTGCGGATATACTCGCGCTGATGTACATCCGTAATTTCGCTGAAACAGTAGTTGCTGACTAAAAAGTGATTACTGCCCTCTACGTTACGCCCGTAGGTAGACGACGAATGAAAACTCACAGGGAAGCTTAGTTCGAAGTTCGCAAGGTACCGTTTCTGCAGGGAAACCGCCTCGTCGAGATCAATACAGGCGTATGCTCGAACAGGGCGTTGGGTTTGACGGGAAATAAAATCAATTGCAAGGCAGAGGCCTCCATATCCACACCCGACTTCCACAATAGACGAGCCAGGTTTCATATGTTTCAAAATGAGCCATCCGTGGTAGAGATAGCGCAAGGATGTGCCCGAGACGTGACGAGAAAGCTTGGAAATATACTGCTTGTTTGGCTTCCCAATTCGGTCATTGAGTTCGCAAAACTCAATAATTCCCGCATCTGGCATTCCACATTCTGTTTTCAAGAGACCAAAGTACTGCTCTCCCAGTGTGGGTGTAACGTGTTCGAGCATCTGAACATACCGCGGATGGCTCTTGAATGTATCTAGCGGACACGAGCCAGCGTACGATGCATAATCATCATATTCCGTTTGAGCAGTCATTTAGTAGATCTTACGGTATTAACTCTAAATGGTATTCGTATTCACGGAGATGGTGCGCTGTGGAGAAATTGGTAAACAGGCCGTGGAGTCGTTTCATCGCCATCATCCCGATCTGGAACTGAACATCTTCCTGGCACCCGAAGATGTACAGTACATAACCACAGATGTGCGCAACGTATTTCATTACGTGATGCCCGATACTCCTGTCTACAATGGGTTCAGTGCCGGACACACGGGAACCTCCATGTTGTGGACCCAGATTTTTACGGAGCATTCCAATGAACGCCTAGTGCACTTTGATGCAGATGTCTTCTTCAACGGCGATATCGTTCACGACATCATTGCCAAACTTGAGACTGCTGATCTTGTGGGTTCGTTTCGACCGTATAGACTCAACCCCAACAACCGCGACGATGTGCGCGGATACCCGGATGTCATTCAGACATACTGTGCAGGGATCAATACTGCGCGGATTCACGTACAGGATCTCACACTGCTTCAAAAGATGATCGAGGGCATCGCGTGGAAGCATCCCGTCATTGACTTTTTTGACCCCGTGTGTTTCCACATGCTGGAGAACGGTGCCACGATCGCATACCTGGATGTTGAGGATATTGGCGGGGTCAATCAGGCAGGTGGACGATCAAATGGATGCTCTGAAAACGAGATATTCGATAGCGGTCGGCGCATTACCCACTTCGCAGGTGTGGGTAGTGGACGGAACTTTTATACAATGCTATCACAGCGGAACAAAATAATGGTTCCTGAGAGCTATGTCAATTTTGGCCTTGATAGGTACGATATATATTGTCGGCTTTTTCTCGGCAAGAGCATACGGCCTTCGTGTATGTATGATATAAATACAATTCGGAAGAATGTCTTGTCCCCCGATATTCTACATTAACTTGGACAAGCGCCCGGATCGGCGTACTCAGGTAGAGCATGCTCTCGCGGGATTTGCATACGAGCGCTTCCCGGCCATAGAGCATTCCAATGGATATGTAGGGTGTGTTGAATCGCATATCCAGTGCCTAGAAATGGCAAGGGACCGTGGATTTCCAGAAGTCATGATTGTCGAAGACGATCTGGAATGGGTGACCCCGAATCCACATCGTGTTGTAGAGACACTGATGGCACTTCCGTTTGATGTAGCAGTTCTTTGCCCCGTTCTAGATCCTCGCATTGTGCCCAAACGAATCCATCCCCTCTTTGTGACACGCACAAACAGCCAGACAGCGCTGGCGTATATCTGTCGTCAGTCGTACTATGATACACTCATCTCCAACTTCCGAGAAGGACTTGCCCACCTGCAGAGGGGGGGAGCTGAAGAGTCGTGCGTCATTGACCAATTCTGGAAGAAACTACAGGGGGGTGAGAACTGGATACACGCAAATCCAACATTGGGAAAACAGCGCGCAGGGCTCAGTGATATTTTGCACCGGGAGGTTAATTACGATTGGGCGTATCTCCGTCGTTAAGATCAAAGAAGATCTCGTGGGCATTGAGCATGCAGAGCTTGACATCGGGCATGCGTGACACCACATATCCAACCGCATAGTCTTCAAACATTTGCTTGTATACGAATTCCCGGTGTTCGAGAAAGTAATTCATCGCCTTACGACTGAGAAAATACATACGGCCCGGGCAGTATAATGTTGCATTGAGATGAATGGGTCGACGCATTTCCAGAATTACATTGGGGTAATGGTATGTGCTGACATACTCCACTGTTGAAATGATCTGTCCACCATAATCGAATCCGCGCATAGTCGTCATCGCAGACTCGAGATTCTCGATGTTACAGCGCATATCGTCATCTGTCTTCACAACGTACTCGACACTTGGAAACAGTTCTGCCACCGCTTTTATCCCCAAATATGTTTTCCTCGAGAGTTCCGCATACGTATCCCTGCATCGAACTTTCAACAGTTTCTCCTTTTCATCGTAAAGATACTCGGTTGTCAGCGTATCGTCTCCGATAACGTGAAACCAGGGGATCTTTATACCCTGCAACCACGATGCCCGCTGAACAAGGCGCTTGCGGTTATATCGTTTACAATTCAAGATCATTAGACAGTACTCCATTTACCTATTCTTATCTAATGGAGGTAAATGCCTTACCACACCAACCAAACGTGGTTTGATCTAAATGAATTTCCACATACGACTCGAAATATTATATTTGTAATTGATCATCCTGGATTTGCGAAGAACGGCGAAGATCCTACGTTGGAATTGATCGCCATACAATGTGAACCCGAAAGTATCACCCATACACGCAACATATACTTACGAGAGCATGCGCGCTTCGATCTTATCCTCACATATGACGAAGAGGTACTGAAATCGTGTCCGAATGCACGCATGTGTCTCTTTGGATCCTGTTGGATCAAACCAGAGGTTTATCGCGCTATCAATGTAGCACGAAAGAGGCGTCAGATGTCTTCCATCGTCGGAAGCAAGCTCATGACGGTCGGACACGAGTTGCGTCAACTACTGTATCGTAATCAGAACATTACCCGTTTGCCAATGCCGATTACATGGTTTCGGTCATCAAAGGGCAGAGTTCTTCCGGGCATCGGGGGGAGCCCCATCCTGCAGGGCGACAAGGATGTGCTATTTCTCGACTACCAGTTTTCACTGGTGATTGAGAACTCTCGCCAGGAGAATTACTTTACAGAAAAGTTGATTGATTGTCTGGTCACCAAAACGATCCCAGTATACTACGGCTGTCCCAATATCGGCACCTGGTTTGATACGCGCGGTTGGATCATTCTAAAAAATGCAAACCTTGCAGAGTTTCAGGTTGCGATCATGAAGCTGGACAAGATAGATTACAACGCACATATCAATGTCGTGAATGAGAACTATGAACGTGCCCTGCACTATGTGGATCATTATCGTCATGTTCGGCGAGCAATGAACTTGGGAGACGGGATGGACGGAGCTCCTCTAAACAGTATCGTAGATAGCGTTCCCGGGGGAGCCTGTGTAAGCGCACCCTCTGTCTCAGAGAACATTGGTCTGTAGTCGCGGACAACCCCCTCAATGTCGCTGAATCCCGCTCTCTGACTTGCAAGGAAGGGTGTCACTACCTTAACACGGAAGTTTTTGAAAATATAGACATCAATCTCTGTTTCCAGTGTTTGTTTGTATTCGTTGATCATACGATCGTATACAGATGAGTTCCAGAGTGTCCAGTGTGTAGTGAATCCATGTGGTAGATCGTAGAGTCGCACATGTTGTGTGGACAGCGGATGGTTGAATGTAGCACCACTGTATGCGCGCGACGTAGCTCCCAAAACCACATCCCACTCACTTTTGAAAAGGGAGAGTTTGTACAGAATCTCGTTCCACAGTTCCTTGATAGCTCGCGGGTGTCGATTGTGCGGTATACAGTCATCTTCCCAAACAAGGACATACGGATCACCGCGCTCCTTGGCCTCTTCGAGGATCTTTATATGTGACAGCGCACAGCCCTTCCATCCCGGGGCTCCCAGGACACCGGATATACGGGTTAATTCGAATGCACCCTTCCACTCTGTCTGGATACGCTCCCAGCGGTCGGGCCGTATATCCAGGTTGATTACATATGGATTGGCCATTTACTACTATATATCTTCCTTATATAAAATGGGTATCGTTATCCCGTACATGTTTGGGGGGCTGGGAAACTGGTTGTTCCAACTGGCGAATGCCCTACGTATTGCAGAGTGTATTGGATTCGGGATGTACATCGGCCCCAAGTATTGCGTGAAGACGCCACACTCAAACATAAACTATTTTTCTACTATACTTCGCAGGGTGTATACTCCGAGCTCAAGTATCCCGGGTCATATTACAGTATTCAACGAACCGTGCGAGGGTGAGTTTCTAGATCCAACACCTTTCCTCACGCAAAAAAAGAACTCGAATACCGTGCTATTCCGAGGATACTTCCAACACTGGCAGAACGTACCGGTATCATTTGCAGATATGCTTACGTTTGATAACACTATCGCACTTCTTGGTAGACACCGAGTTATCCAGCATACGTGTTTTATTCATATCCGAGGCGGTGACTATTTGCACCCTAGGTTGAAAGAAGTGCTCTATGTACCGCTTGATGAGTATTACGAACGCGCAATCCGTCATATGATGACACTGGGCATCACGAACTTTTCAGTATTTACGAACGATATGGTATACTGTCGGGAACGTCCATTTCTAACAATTCCTGGAATCAACTACACTATCGTAGAAGAAAATGAAATCGATAGTCTCTACCTAATGACGCAATGCAAGGCGGGTATCGCTGCGAACTCTACGTTCTCGTGGTGGGGTGCTTTTCTGAATCGTAATCGCCCCATTTGCCTACCATCAAAATGGTTCGTGAACCCTGCAAAAAACGCAGTGGGTCTTTATTTCCCAGAGGCCACGGTGATAGCAGTATAATGGAAAAAGGGTTGATCAAGCCCTCTTACCTTATTTTTGTTTTGTTTTATGGTTTTGTATTTTTTGTTTTGTTTTTTGTTTTTTTATTTATACATTCACGACTGCGCCCAGGTCAATGTTGTAAGCGGGTGGCCCAGTCAACGCCGGCCAGATACGTATCAATCTCCTTCTTCATCTCCTCCGTCGCCGGCTTGAGGACGGCCTCGTTCAGATCCGGGTAGCAGGTGCACTCGCACGCGCGCCATGCACTCTGGATCCTCGCAGCCGCCAGCGTCTTCTTCGCACTCTGCATTGCCTTCACCTGCGCCACGATCTCGTCGATGCGCACCTGCAGTGCCGGACGCTCAGTACGATACTCCAGCTCCAGGCGCCATGCACCACCGGGCAGGGCACGGATAGCCGCCTCATAGTTCGACAGGACGTTCTCATAGTCCTCCTGTGTGCCACACGACGCAGGGTACCGCATCATGTCACGGCGCTCCGCGATCAGCTTGGTCATCTGATCGGGTTCACGCCGGATAATCTCGCGACACTGCCTCGCGTTGCGCTTGTTGTCGATGTGACGGACCCACGTCACCCAGGCATCCCACGAGGGGAACCACGGGCGCGTCGTCCGGCGCCCAGCGGCGACCTGCTGGGCCTCCTTCCAATCGGAGGGAGACATCTCGACAAAGCGCGCATCCTTTGCGTCGTCCTCGCGCACCACCTGGTCGCCCCAGGCCACACTCTCCATGTGGCGGGTCGAGTTGGCGATCATGCAGTAGGCGGCGCACTCATGCATAACCTCCTCGTGCTCCGTGACGGGCACATCCGAGAGCATGCGGGCGATCAAGTCCGTCTGCGTCTCCACATTCTTCGGGTACAGCTTCTCCAGTTCGTTGATGATTTGGGTCGCAATAGTGTTCATCTCTGTCAACAGCCTGTTATGCTTTCTTAGAGCAGCTGTGGATTCAAAGGAAAGATCTTACAGTATGTTTGTAAGATTGTATGATGTCGTGGGGCTTACTACTCTGTCTAGACCAAACTCGATCCGTTTTTGTGAGACAGCCGTCCCAAAAAAATGAATTTTGTATTTTCTTTTTATAGTTTCAATTTCACATCACTGCCATCGGTTTACTCCGCCTTCAGGAAGTGCACCTTCAGGTACGACTGGAGGTTCAGGTAGGACACAGTGTCCTTGTCCGTCACCTTCAGGAGGCGGGAGAGCACGCTGTCGGGGATGATACGGCGCTTGTTCGCGGGGTCGAAGCACGAGTTGTTGCGGACATAGCTCGCAACGAACTTCGTGACCTCCGTCTGCGAGCGCTGGGAGCCAGCCTCGAGCTTCATGAAGGCGCACAGCTCCGTGGAGAGCGCGCGGGGCTTCAGGAAGGCGTTGTTCGCGCGACGGGCCTCCCACGCGGTCTTCTCCTCGGGCGTCATGTCCGCCACATCCTTCTTTACGCGACGGCGGCGCTTGGCCTCCTTGACCTCCTTAGCGGCGGCCTTGGCGGCGATCAGCGTGTCGGCGATGATCTCCTTCAGCTCGTTGGCAAAGCGGGAGCGCACGTCGCGGATGCGCTCAACAACCGACGCGATCGTCGGGACAGCTGACGCATCGGCCACCGGGGCCTCCGCCGAGGGAGCCGGCGCGGGGGCTGCAACGGGCACCGTCACCTCGGTCTTGGCAGCCACCTTGCGGGCGGCGGGGGCCTTCTTCTCGGCCGGAGCCGTCGTGGCGGCAACCACGGGCGTCGTGGCGGGGGTAGCGGCGACCTTCTTGGTCACAGTCTTCTTGGCAACCTTGGCATCTGCAGAGCTCATCGTGTTTGTAGTAGAGACAGACGGCTTTGAGGACATTTCTAACGCGGTTATGTATACTATCCGGCCCGACCGCGTAAATAGGTTTGGATATAAAAATATGAGTGAGACATAAGGATGAGTAGTTCGGCAACTGGTTTAGGTTCGTGGAGAAAGGGAGGTCGCGTCTCAGATTCCAGCGCGGTTACACGGAATATTCGGATTGTAGCACAGGGTCAGGCAGATGCGACATATTCGGACACCCTCAAGCGGAATTTTGCACTGTCTACGAATGCGGTATACAGTCGGTTCGCGTTCGCAGGGCAGATGCTTTCGCGAACAAATATTACGCGTCCATTCTATGCACCTCGTGATCCTACAAATTTTATGACCGATATCAGTATGCCACCCACGTCAACCACCGTGTCGCTCAAGTGGGACTCTGCAGATCCCACCAGTGGAACCCCCGTTTCGAGTTACACTATCACATGGTTGCCTGCAGATAACGGGGGCTCGTATTCGTACGATGCCATGACAACTCAAGCCACCATAACGGGTCTTACGGCTGCGACAACCTACACATTTCGGATTATTGCTACAAATTCTGATATTCCAGCCCTGTCGTCTCCTGGCACGGCCACGGTGGTAGAAACAACTTCTGGGGTAGGATCCCCTCTAGACCCTGCTAACTTTATGATATCTAGCCCTTCTACTAGGACCACGATACCTCTATCGTGGTACCCGGCAGATAGGAACGGAGGTGGCGCAATTGCTGCCTACATCCTCAGATGGGTCAAGACCAGTGGCGGAACTCCCGACAGCCGAAGCGTGACTCTTGGAGTTGTTCATACCTACACGATAACATCGTGTAGCGAAGATTCAACATATGATATTACAATCGTTTCCAAGAATGCAGATACCAAGGTCTCGCCCGGTGTAGCCATAACTGCGAACACGGCGGCTCCATCGTTCCCACTTGCTCCAGACAATTTACAGGTTGACCCAAATGATACGGTTACGACAACATCAGTTCCACTTTCATGGTCATCCTCTGACCCGAATGGAGGACCCGATAGTATCGAGTACACAGTCACGTGGATGCCCGGAAATGGAACGTACAGTTCGGGATTATACACGACCGCAACCATTACCGGACTTTCTCCCGATATGACCTACACATTCAAGGTCCGCGCAGTCAATTCAGACGGACACACTTCTGATGAGAGTCAGTCCCTACAAGTTACGACAAATTCCGTAGGCAGTCCTTCAGATCCCTCAAATGTTGAATATACCGTTACAAACGCGCAGGCTGTACTTACATGGTTAGCCGGAAATCCTGGAGATAGTGGTGCGCCAATAACCAAATACCAGATCGCCTGGGTTAACTACAGCAACAGCAGTGATAGCGGAGCTAGTGATGTGATAGATGATACTACCGTAACCGTTTCAGGATTAACATCCTCTGCGATATATGCGTTCACAATACAGTCCGTCGATACCAACGGTAACTCGTCTCCGGGCATTTCAATAGATGTGACGATGGCTACTACTGGAACTCCATTGGATCCTATATCCTTTGGATTGGCGGGATATGGTGTCGTAACATCTTCCCAAGTCGACCTCAGATGGTTAGCTTCTGGTACGAATGGCGGTAGCGCGATAGACCATTATACTGTCTACGTGGATCCGGAGGGGGAGAGATATGGAACAACTAATACTACGACTGGGACATCTATAAGTATTATCGCTCTGTCACCCGGGACAACTTACCAGTTTACATGTGTCGCATACAACAGCGATAGCCCGAATAAGAATTCGCTCGGAGAAAGCGCCATAACTGTTACCACTGCGTTCGCCGATGGTCCGCTAGACCCGAGCGGATATACCACCGGTTCAGTACTCAGTACGAGTCTAGAATTGACGTGGGATGATGCGAATACGAACGGCGCGAGCGACATAGACCATTATATTGTAACTATTAACCCAACCGATATAGAGCCGATTCGGGTTGATAGTACGTCATTTAGCATTGACAATCTCACTCCAAGTACGACATACATCATCAAGGTCCAAGCTGTCAACGTGGACGGTATCTATTCTCCCGGAAACAACCCGAATACCGTTACAACCTCATCTGCCTAATTTTTTAGCCAAAGGGGGGTATTTAATTTCGGGTCCGGGGGACTTATAAAGTTGCGCAAAAAATTGAAAATTTGAATTTCTCCAACTTTTTGAAAGTCATCTGGCCAAAAGTTTCGGAAATGGGTCCAAAATTGAAAAATTAACAGGTTATTTATAAACCGATGCTGGGGGCACTGCTTACATTTATGGCACTCCCCCTTGCCATCTCCCAAGTAACGGATTATGATTGGAACGGGTTTACTGCAAGTGGGCTAGGATGTGGATCTGATTCCGGGGTACTGAATGTAGGTCTCAGTCAGTCTCTCCCTACTGGGGTTATGGGTCTTAAAGTGAAACAGATTGCGTTTGCAATTTACGGAACGAACTCTATACCTCCGTATGTCCAGCTTGACGGAAGCACGGGTAGTTCCCGTCTATCTACATCCAGAATATCACAGTGCTGTGGGTCTGGATGTGATCTAGCCGTTCAAGTTGGAGTAGCGGGGTATTCATGGTATAACTCCCCGTGCGGTCAGCCTTCGTGTAGTAGTGCGAACAAATGGTACTATATGGACTTCTCTGGAACTACAGTTGGAACAACAACGCAAGCATATATCAGTCAAGCCGTCTTTTACGATGCGGGCGGGACGCAAATAGGCGCGAATATGATCAATCTTGGGTCTGGATCTGTATTTTTCACATCGTATACTTACATCGTCCCATCGGTGACACCCACGCCTTCAGTCACAAAATCTCCGGTGTCGCCAAGCTTGACGGCTTCGGAGACTGCTTCGCATACTATATCAAAAAGTGTGAGTGCAAGTGCATCGGTAGACCGAACGGATACACGAACAGCCACTATTTCAAGTACCGTATCAAGATCTGCTACATCCGATCCTACATATACAAAAACATCGTCCCACACAGTGTCACCATCAAGGGGGCCGTCACGTACCGTATCGCCGTCTAGGACATCGTCTATATCCGCGTCTCAATCTCTAACTGCGTCTCCAATATCTTCATCACCAACTCCAACTGTAACTCCATACCTCCCGTGGTTTCAAGGACTTGTGGGATGCTGTCATAATTCAATTGATACATCCGTACAAGCTCTGAATGTCCTGACG